TTTCCCTACACGACGCTCTTCCGATCTGGCTGCTCCGGGCGGCTATCCGCCCGCACCTGGAACATATCCGGGTAATCCTGGGGGGCGATAATTGCCAGCGATGCGGCGCGTGTAAAAAGACTGAGCGCTGCCGCATCGATCCTTGGGGATGGGACTGCATTCCTTACTGAAATTGCTGCGTCCAAAAACGCGGCAATACCGCAGCGCAAACTTAGCAGAAGGGGGCGCTGTTATGACGGTCACGGGCGCATAACCCCACTCCTTCTGCTGCATTTTATTCAGGGGAGCAGATATGATCATCGGCAGCATTATAGAAAAGATTCGCGGTATTGAGTTTGTCGCGCCGAAAGGCAGCAAGCCGATGAAGGCGCTGCGTGTTGTCAAGATGGGAACGGGCTACAGTGACAATATCATCATGGTCGAACTCGCAAATGGTCAATTCATCGCAGCGCGCGCCATATGGAACAGCCGTGGATATTATCTCGGCTTCAGTGAGGAAAGAGTTTTTGACGGGCTGGTTGCGCTCGGCAGAATCACCAAGGAAGAAAAAAAGGCGCATCTCGATTTCGAAAATCACAAGCGCGCTGAAAAGCAAAAAACGTGGGATCGTGAAAGCCTAGAAGAACTCGCAAAAACTTACGGTTTCGAGATAACTGAAGAACAACGTCGGAAACTCAACCCCAAGGAAAAACCGTAATGAAGCTCATGATAATGGGTTACGCACGGCACGGCAAAGACACCGTATGCGAAATACTCAGAGATGATTATGCGCTGACATTCTGTTCAAGCAGCTTCTTCTGCGCGGCTAAAGTTGTCATGCCTGCACTTAAAGAAAAATATGGATATAAAAGCATACAGGAATGCTTTGATGACAGACACAACCACCGTGCGGAATGGCACGATCTGATAAAAGAATTCAACGCAACAGACCTGTCCAGGTTGAGCCGTGCAATATTCGCCAATTATAATATTTACGCAGGCATTAGAAATCACCGTGAATATTTCGTAGCGAAAAATGCGAATGTTTTCGATCATTCGATATGGATTGATCGCTCAATGCACCAGCCTAATGAAGATAAATCATCTTGTTCTGTTGAACCGTGGATGGCTGATTTCATTCTCGATAACAATGGCAGCATCGATGATTTGCGCCATTATTTATCATCTCTGCTGACCAACAGATTAGGATTATCCCGTGCAAAGTAAACGTGGATCATTTGCTGAATCCTGCATCAGCACGGCTGTTGGCTTCCTGATTTCGCTGGTTGCGCAACTACTTGTTTTCCCCACTCTACGGCATCGATATAAAGCTGTCGCAGAATCTTCAAATACTCATCATCTTCACGCTGATCAGTATCGCTCGCCAGTATGCGCTGCGCCGGGTGTTCAACAACATAACTGTCAAAAGGATGCTGCAAAATGTTCACTAATCATTCCGAATTGGTTTCCGCGTTGAAAAAGGAACCCGGTCACATTCACGCTGATCTGACCGCCGCTCGTATCGACATCTGGCACGCAGGAACCGGCATCGTCGGTGAGGCTGGCGAACTGATCGATGCGATCAAAAAGCACGTCATCTATAACCGCGAACTCGACATCAAGAATGTTGTCGAAGAAATGGGCGACATTGAGTTCTACATGGAGCAGTTACGCCAAGCGCTCAACATTACGCGCGAGGAAACTATTCAGGCCAATCTCGATAAGCTCAATAAGCGCTACGCTGAAGGTAAATTCAGTGATCAGCAGGCACAGGTGCGAGCGGATAAAGTGCAGAAGGCGGTTGACGATGCAACAGCCTAGCAATGAAGAAATCGAACAATCAAGTCAGGAATTCCAAGCAAAAATTATAGAAATTGCAGGTGAATACTCATCAAAATTACCTGCTGATGTAATCATTCTTGCTATGGCATTCCTCACCGGTAAGTTCTTCGATACCGCTGGTGGATTTGGCATGAAGAAAAACCGGCTCAAAACTCTGATGAGAAAGAAGATGGGAATATGAAACCATTCAAGCATCCGTGGACAAATTTAGAACTCGGTAAACCGCGCGATTGGGATGAAAAACGCTTTGGCCCATGCGAATCTCTGCCTGTTGTTAAAGGTGACGGCATTTTCTTTTCATACTGGAAACCTACCTGGCGTGAACGCGTCAGATTAGCATTTGGAGCTAATGTAAGGCTGTGCATCAGTGGCAGTTCTCACCCACCTGTGATGCTCGATATAGACGCGCCATGAACCTTACCGATGCAGTTTGCTATGACGAAGAAACATTCCCAAACTGCTTTACCTTAGCAGCGGAAGCGCTAAACGGCGATTGGCGTGCAGTGTGGGAAATCTCGCACTTCCGCGACGATCGCGCGCAGTTATTTGAATTCCTGCAACACCTGTCGCGCTATCAGATTCCGATGATCGGTTTCAACAATCTCGGCTTCGATTATATCGTGCTGCATTTCCTATTGGAATATCCGCACGCCACGGTCGAACAGCTATATGCAAAATCGCAGGAGATTTTCAACAGTCACGGGCGCTTCGGTCAGATCATTTGGGCTGATAAACGCTTCATACCGCAGATCGATCTGTTCAAGATTTTCCACTTCGATAACAAGGCAAAATCCACCAGCCTGAAATATCTTCAGATGAACATGCGAACCGATTCAGTTGAAGATATGCCTATCGAGCACGGCACGATGCTCACCAAAGAGCAAATCGATACGCTGATCGTTCCTTACAATTTGCATGACGTGAAAGAAACGAAACGCTTTGCGCTGCACAGCATGGACGCGATCAATTTCCGCGCTTCGCTGATCCCGCAGTTCGGCGTGGAAGTGATGAACTGGAATGACACCAAGATCGGTGAAATGACCGTTATCAAGCGCATCGGTGATGAAATATGCTACGACTACAGCAGCGGGCGCAAAACAATGCGTCAGACACCGCGCACGCAGATTGCGCTGAATGACATTATTTTTCCATACGTCCAGTTCCAGCGCCCTGAATTTCAGCACGTCCTGAATTATCTCAAAGCGCAAGTCCTGAAGATCGATGAATTCGCTGACGATAATTACATCAAAACCAAAGGCGTATTTCAGGATTTAAAAGCGCATGTGGGCGGCATCGATTTCTATTTCGGTGTTGGCGGCATTCACGGGAGCTTAGAGCGCCGCCGCGTGGAAGCAACCGGCGAATGGCTGATCCGCGACATCGACGTGGCAAGCCTTTACCCGTCGATCGCTATCAAAAACAACCTAGCCCCGGCGCACCTCGGCAGCGCATTCGTGCAGGTTTATTCCGAACTGCCTAAAGAACGCAAAAAATGGCAGCAGGAAAAGGGGAAGAAATGTGCAGAGGCCAATGCGCTCAAGCTGGCCGCGAACGGTGTGTACGGCAAGAGCAATAGCGCCTACAGCCCATTCTATGATCCGCAATTCACCATGACGATCACCGTCAACGGGCAGCTATTACTTTGCATGTTGGCAGAACGCCTGATGACCGTGCCGACACTGCAAATTTTGCAGATAAATACGGACGGCATCACCTATTATATCAACCACGTTTACGAACCGCTCGCAGCGGCGCTGTGCAAAGAATGGGAAGCGCTGACCAAGCTCACGCTGGAAGATGTGAATTACAGCCGCATGTGGCTGCGGGACGTGAATTCGTACATCGCAGAGGGTAAGGACGGGCTGAAGCTCAAAGGCGCATACTGGACACCTGATCCGCTCGATTATGCTGGTTCGATCAGTAATTCTCAACCTCCGGCATGGCATAAAGACTTGTCGAACCCGATCAGCGTGCGCGCGGCAGTGGCGCATATGATCCACGGCTGCGACATCGAGCAGTTTATCCGCATGTGTACGAACCCCTACGACTTCATGCTGGGGATCAAAGTGCGCGCAGGCGATACCCTACTTCACAATGGCGTACCACAGCAGCGGCGCGGCACTCGGTACTATGTCAGCACCAACGGGCATCCAATGACGCGCCACGCGCCCGCGCTGGGGCAAATCGGGGCATTTAAGAAGGCGAACGGTGTCAGCGACATGGAATACGATCGCGTCATGAAGGAAACCGGCGGCGCGTGGGATGAGCGGGTATGCACGAAAAACAAGAGCAAGTACGAATCACGGGAGAGCGCGATCCAAGCCGGGTATCTGGTCACGATCTGTAATCATGTCAAAGACTTCCGTTTTGACAATATCAACTATGCTTGGTATATTCAGGAAGCTGCAAAACTCGTCATCTAGGAGATTAACCATGCGATTTCAGTACGAAGGCAATCAGCAGGTGTGGATCGCTAAAAACGGCCATCCTGTAATTATTTTAGGCCGCACCGAATTCTTCAATGGTAGAGAGCCGCGCTATTATGTTCGCAGCGATACCGCGATCCCCGGCAAGAATATCAACGAAGACTGGATCAACGAGAGCCAGCTTACCAGCATCGCTCCGGTGGTGGAAGAAGCACCTGAAAAGCCCGTTCCGCAGAGCAAGCCGGGAAGACGGCCTGGAATCCGCAAAACGGGCTTTGGTGGTAAGGTCAGGAATTAATCGACGCTGGGGCGCAGAGCGCGAACCCGTTCAGATTCAGCGTTGAGCGCTTCCCATTCAGCATCGGTAGGCGCACGCTGCTCGTCCTCGAAGGTCTGAAGTTGCGTATTGGTTCTGTCGATCATGTCGTAAACTTCCTTTACAGCCATGCCAGCACCGACAGCGGCTTTGACCATGTTGAAGGCATTCAACGCGAATAAAATGGCACTCATGATTTTTTACTCCTGATGATGGTTTAAAACTGATTACTTCTTTGCCGGCAGCGTGGCGGTGATGTCCCTGAAGGCTTTCACCAAAGACTGCGCGCTGGTGAGGTAGGTTGTCAGTTTTTCATCACCGAATCCAGGCGTGCGGGCGGCTTTCTGCGCTTCTTTGATGGCAATCCATGCCGCCTCATCGATCAGGCGAACCTTCTTCATTACAGCAACATCAGAGCAGATAGGTTTAGCCTGCGGGCAACGCGGCAGCTTGCCGTAGGCGGTTTCTGCTACCACGGCAGCATTGTAATAGCCCTGCGCTTGAAAGATGGTCTGCTGCGCTTTGGTGTTGATGCTTTCGACCACCTTACCATCGGCGGTAACGATGGTTGCTTTGTTTTCAGCCGTGCCGCAGGCGGAAAGCATCAGGGCAGTAGCGGCGCAGGCAACTAAGAAAATATTCTTCATGGGTTAGGCTCCTTTTGGGTTACGTTAATATCACCTTCCTTGGTGGCATTCGTCACGCTTTCGGCGTTCTGAATTGTAGTAGTGCCGCTGCCCGTGCCGGTTGGCGCTGCTTTGGCAATATCACTAATTGTTTCATCTTTCGCTTTGCTGCCGGCATTCGTGCCGAACCAAAAACTGACCACCATGATCAGTATATTTTCAAGAGTCTTGCAAAAAGATACGATGAAATCTTTATTTGCTGGTGGAATTTCGTGCGTAAGGAAAACTTCCAAGACATGAAAAAAACCGAGGACAACGATCATACCGAACATTATCGGAGCGGCATTTCTCATCAAGTCCCTGCACATCATTTCTAAGCCTCGTTCGTTGAAAGCCGACCGTCCGACCGCACGAGTGGCAAAAGTTTTATGCCCAATTCTTTCGGTAGTTCCATCGACTTAGGCCAACAGTATGCTAAAACCCTTGCAGTGGCAAACGGTTTGATATTTACGCCGTCCTGCTGATTCCCGCCAAGCACCATCAGGTTGCCCAACTGATCCTTGCCGACCACAAAGCCAACATGACCCTTCCAGCCCTTCGGATCGTCGCGCCAGAACGTAACGACAGCGCCGACAGCGGGGCCAGCGATCTTGACACCCCAATTCTGGTAAGAGCGCGCCCCGGCGCTGCGAGAGGACGTTATACCGCGTTCTTCGAGCACGCCGCCGACGAATGCAGCACACCAGGCAGTTTCATCATCCTTGATGCCGCCCTGCTTGATCTTCTTCCACCAGTCGAGAATGATGGGGTTGTTTTCCCTGCCCGGTATTTCTTCTGTGCCGAGATAATTGATAGCAGTGTTCAGCCAGAAGGGACGGCTCATCTATGCACCTTTGCGCGCCGATCGTTTTTCAACGCGGCGATTACATCATTCTCATGATTTCTGATTAAGCAAAAAAGGCTCGCGCTCGCTTCTTTATTCTCACATATCGCACGCTCTAATTTCGCACGGCAATTATTCGGTGAAAAATAATCGACCACCTTGTGAAACCAGCGTCTATTTAAGTGAGATTGCATAGCGGATCACCTCCTGTAAGCTGGTCAGAGCTTTCGTGTTTGCTTCGAGCGTGCTCCTGTATAGATTGCGTTCTTCCTTCGCGTCGATCAGCATTGCTCTGAGAAAATATACGAGCATGAGAATGACAAGCACCAGCACGGTAACTACAGGCGCTATGTCCCATAGTGAGTTTACACCATTTGTGGCAGCATCGGTTATCTTTTCCATATGGGATTCACCACCACCAATGGTTAATACGCTATAAATCTAGCACAAGATATGGTAGAAAATCTACTGGAAACTTATGAAAATGAGTGTAAGATATGATTGCTAATTTATATACTTAGCAAACTCTTAATTAAAGGAGAGCTTATGTTTCTCGCCGTAATCGCCGTTCTCGCTATGGGCATCGCCACTGGCGTTTCAATGGAACAGAATGTTCCTGCTGTCGATCATTTCAGCGACAAGTATCTGTGCGCAACTTGCGTACCGGATGAAGACACCAGCAAGTAATATTGCCGGTAAAGGTGGAGCAAGGAATGCCGGGGTTTTTGCCCCGGCATTTTTTATTCCGGCTGTTCAGGCTTGATGAATTCGTTGCCGTCCCATGTGTCACCGATTGCGCCAACATCTGTTTCGATGGCGCTGTAACCGTTCGGCACAATCCATGCCTGCGCGCCCTGCGGGGGAACGATGACATTCTCAACAAGACCGTTCGAATTATTCACAATTGCTAAGTGCATAAAATACTCCTTATTTGAACTCGATTACCCAAACGATACCAGCCGCACCCGTGCCGGAACCAGCCGCAGTGCCGCCAGCACCGACTGTCACTGCAACACTTGATATGGCCGATACATCAACGAATTTGATCGACGTACCCCCGCCACCACCGCCGGGATGCGAATCTGCGCTTGAACTGCCCAGCAGATCGCCCGCAGCACCAGAGCCAATTGCAGAGCCGTTTCCGTTTTCAGTGCTCGCACCTGGCCCCCAAAATGTTCCGCCACCGTAACCCGGAATAGCCGAAGAAGCCTGCTCTGCAAAGCCGCCGCCGCCGTTGATATTGATGTTGCCGCTTGAACCAGCGCCGCCCGTACCCGGAGTACCCGTCGAAGGGCCAGTGCCGCCAGTTGCCGAGCAATGCGCGCCAAAGCTCGATGTGCCGCCAGTGCCGCCATTACCTCCACTGGAATTCGATGCGCCGCCACCGCCACCGCCTGTGACGATAACGATAACTCCTTTCACATCAGCCGGTCTATTCCATGTGCCGCTGCCGGTGAAAACCTGCATACTTGCCATGTTGGAAGTAAAGGCAGCGCTCAAACTCGTTCCGCTCATGCTGAGATTCGCACCAAGGGAGATTTCAGCCACGTTACCAGTCGATCCGCGACCGAGAAGTTTACTTGCCGACAAAGCAACAGCCGTTGGCGGCGCGCTCGAACCGGTAGCATTGGCAAGCACGCTATTCGCTGCTTGATTGGCGAAATCGGTAAGAGGAATTGTAGCGACCGGTGTTTGCATCACACCGCTGATCACCTTGACATATCCTGTACCGGATGCGCGCTTAATTACGCGGCCTGATGTTCCTGAGAACAACGCCATTTCGTCATCAACTGAAGAACCAGGCCCGGTGAGACTACCACTGATTTCCTTCCACACCGCAGCGCCCGTGCTTACGTCAACAGCAATATAAGCGCGATCGTTCGTTACATCTACCCATTTCGAGCCAACTGTGTACCCGTCAGCATCGTCATCATTGATCGTCGGCGCAGCAGTTGCGTTGACTTTATCGAGAATCAGACCTGCCGGCGTGTAGGTGTTGGTAGTGGCGTTGATATAACCAACAATGATGTCATCGCTGCCGTCAAAGCGTTTAAGAATCCACGGCGTGCTGGTTTTATCGAGCCATTCCGTGCCTTCCTGCGCATATGCAGGACGTGATGTACCGCTGTGACTGGTGAGAAAGTTTTCCTGCTGCGGCGTGAGCAAATCATCCAACAGTTCATCGCCTGTCGGATCGCCACTGAAATCCATTGGATTTTGACTCATGAGATCACCCTTCCATATCCAGCCGATGTATAATCAAAGACGCGATCAACATAACCTGCTGCTGTTCCGTTATACACCTTAATCTGAAACCCTGCGTTAGTCTTTGAAATATACTCGATTTTATCATCTACTTCACCATCCTGCAATGTGATATTCACTGCGGGGTTATTCTTGAAAGGCACGTCATAGAGGATCGTCGCGCCAGTGCTCGCATCGCATTCAACATCGACGGCTTTTTCAATTCTGTCGGGCATGTCGATGACAACCGATGCTTGGCTGACAAAAGGACTCAGCAGCGGATTGTAGGATTCCAAGCGCAGGCGGAATTCCACATATTCAAAGATGTGCTTGCCGACGATGAAGGGAACCCAGCCATCACCCCAATCTATACCGTCCATGCTCTTGCGGAATTCGAGGAACACCGCCCAATCGGACGATTCCGTACCACGAATTGACGGAGCGCCGCGAACCGATGTCAGCGAGCGAATCTTAGCCGAAAGTGCAGGATCGTAAAAAATACCACCAGCGATAATAGTAGAAGAAAGCACGCTCTCATAAATCGCTCCCAAATCAAAAGGCGCAGGATCGAAATAATAATAACCAACTTCTTCAGGGTCGATGAGGATAATGCGATCATCATCGTCAATTTCGACGTTCTCCATCACGCCCGCCCATGTAGGCTGCTGCGTGAGAGTTTCTACCACGTTGCCGAGCGCGCCATTGTCGATCGAGATGATGATGCTGGCGTTGACGCTTTCATTGCCGAGAATATCGACGGCTTTGATCAAATAAGTGCCGGATTGAATCGGTATCGTGAGCCTGTTACCTACGATGTCTTCAGCAACGATCTGCGAAGATACCCATGTTGCGCCATCCGTGACGCGGCTGAAGCGCATGGTGTAATGCGAAAGATCGATGTCCTGATTCGCCGTCCATTGGAAAAGGCCAATCGAATCGCTGACGGTAAGGTGGAAATCTTCAACATCGGCAGGCTTTGCGAATGCACCGCGATAGAGCACGTTGTTCAGATCGAGCGATTTTGACAGTAGTTCCAAACCACCCTGGCGCTGATAATAAATGCGCAGATCGTATGAAGTACCATCTTCTAAACCAGTCAGAATGACCTGCTCTGCCGTGGCGCTGAGAATGTTTGGCCGGAAGAATTCAGTTGCGCCGGTTACGCGCGCGCGCACGACTGTTTGAACCGAAGGCTCATTGTCGTTGGTAAGCGGAATGATCATGCGCGTGGTATATGAACCATCGCTGTTCTTAAGCATCACAGTTTCATCCGACTGGATTTCACCCGCGAGAACAGGCGGCAGCGGGCGATAGAAATTGGCCGGCAGGGTGATGTTGGAATCAAATGGCGGAATCACACCGGAAACTGCGTCATAGCGCTCTGGCGCGTAATTTACCGCCGTCACGCTCGCGCTGTGATCCTTATTCATCCTGATCTCGGTGATGACAAGTTCCAACTCACTACCGAATTCAGTGAAGGCGCAAAGGCTGTCAAGCGGCGGCGCATCTTCAATAGGAATCGCGGTAGTGAACATGAATTCATCCATCTCACCTACGGTTGTCGTAAGCCCGTGATAGGTGAAACCGCTTGCGTCACCATGACGAATCCGCACGCCGAAATCATCCACCGTGGGAATGCTCACCGTTTCGTCCAAGATGAAACCTAGCACTTCGGTTGGATCATCAGGATCATCGTAAATCAGTTCTCTGATACGTCCCTGTCCGACACCGACGAGAATCACATCGTTGACGAATACAATTTTATCACCACGATTGAACGTCAGGTTTTCGAAATCCATGTTCCAGTTATGGACTTCCGGCTGCAAGAGCACGGTTGCCATGTAGATGCGCCCATAGAACCAGGCGAGATCAGAATTCGTGCAGCTATCGAACTGAAGGCGCTCATACAACGTAGCAGTTTCTTCGTCATAGCCATCAGCGTAAACAATACGCTCATCGAGAATATAGCCCTTTGCAGCATTACGGAATTGCACGCGCAGAGCGTGCGGCAAATCAGGATAAGTGATCGAACCGTTGTAGCCCCAGCTATTGCGCGGCGTAACCATACCCTTGATGTCAGGGCGCTCGTTATCGATCAACACGCTATAATTGCCGTTGATCTTGTGCGGTGTTGCCATACCCGCAGCAGCGATGTCATTCAGCAGATCGTCAATGCTGATAGGCTGATCGATGATGCGATTGTATGTAAGATTGTTTTCCAAACAGAAGGCGTGCCATTCCTGCAATTTTTCGAGATCGATTCGATTGTCAGGAAGCGCTTTAATGAATGCCGTAGCCTGAAGAACATAGCGATAAATGCTCGCCGGATTCGACGTAATCACGTCATCAATCCATTCTTCCAGTGTCGCATCGTAATCTTTCATCAGCGTGGAAGCGATGCAGTTATAACGATCGATCGTACCGTTCAGTTGATCGGTTGCCAGCACGCGCATTGCCGAGCCTGATACATTCTCCTGATTGACGGGAGCCGTATAACGAATGGAGCGGATCGCAGTGAGCGTGGCAACATCGCGGATTTGATCGCTCGCGCTATCAGCGGTCAGGCGTTTTACCTGAATATCGTATTGGTCGCGCGTCGGGAATTTAAGCGATTTGGTGATTCGCAGCGCTTGAGCCGTTGCATCAGTAACGGTGATGTTGGTTACACCATTGTTGCTACCTTTTACAGTACCGGTGGCAATATCGATACTCAACCCGGTTCCACCGTAAGTGAAAGCGAAATCGCCAGATGCTTCGATGAACGAAGGAATGTAATTCGCGCGCTCATCGATCAGATTAAAAATATCACCGCTGCTAGGTGTGGTAGAAGTGCTCTCAGTGCGCAAAGATGCAATGCGAATGCAGTTGAGAGGAACGATCGGCGTGGAGCCGAAATCATAGCTCACCGCGCTCACAACACCATTGGTGAGATTCAACACCAGAATTGCATATCCGACGCGCTTGCCGGTGGTCGGATTCCATGCAGTCGGGAAAGGCACGGTGACGCTCTGCTCACCATAGCTAACATCGACGGCTCTATTTACCCAATCTGATGTTCCAGTGAGCGCATAACGAACCTCAAAACTCACCGTGCGATTTAGACGCTGCGCTTGACTATTGTATTCGGTCAAACCAGATGAAAACGTGAGATCAACCTGCGCCTCATCAACATTCGGCTGAGTCGTGCGCGTGATGTAACCAGCAGCCGCAGAAGCTACAACTGAATAACCATCCTGCACGACATCAGTTGAATATAGCGGCGTACCGGTATTAAGATCACCGTTCAAGCGATCGACAATTTCAACGCCGTCATATTCACTGAGCGCCGTTTCGCCAATTTTGCGATCGGAGATTTGCACCTTACCGAAACCATAAGTGAAAAGCTGGCGAACATACTGCTTATTGGCAGAGGTTTCCGTATAGGGAAGCGCTGCCTGCGGCGGGAACATGCGATTCACGCCGAGGTTGACCGGGATCGTGCCATAGCGGTTGATACTATTGCTCGCGCCTTCGATGAACTGCGTGGTGGCTTCTGCGGCGCTGGGAGCGGCCTGTGCGCGCTGTTTAGGCACGCTGGATAGCATCGACGTAGCAAGGAAGCCTACCATGCTGATACCAATGCGTATGGCGCTTACAGCGAGGGTTTGACCGAAGGTTGCAGTGCCGGCAGTCACCGCCGCAGCAGCGGTAGGCGCAATCGCGGCCACAATGTACGGCGCGGCCACCACGAGCGCGATAGCGATCAGCGCGGTCAGGGGGTTCTTTTTGCCGCCACCGCCGCCAGCAGCGATAGCATTGATACCTACCAGCGTATGCGCCTTGGGCTTGATATTCTTCCACTGCGAAGGTGGAATCACCTGATCGCCAATGTTGATGACGATCTTGATGCCAGGAATTTTCCGATGCGGAAAGACGCAATCAACCATCTGGTCGAGCGTCAACCCGTTCGGTACTTCCAGCGTTTGCCTATGAAGGTGAAACGGTAGAAGCGATGCTTGGACTTGTTGCATATCTGTAAAAACCTTCTAACCGCTTATCCCACTGGCCTTCTTTATTATAATCCGTCAAATAAACACCGCTTCCGCGCTCGCAATGTATCATGCGACCGGGCTTTACCACAACGCCGATGTGCATGGGCCGTCCCAGCATACGGAACACGGCGACATCGAAGGCTTTCTCCTGCCCTGCGGGTATCGCATCCCAAAATACGGAGCCGGATTTGATCAAATCGGAAATTTTTTTATCCTTGGTATGCTCATAATCATCATCCATCAGCGGAAGCTCAATACCGAGTTCTTCCCTGAAGATGATGCACGCCAAACCCCAGCAGTCAGCACCGTGAGGCCCGCGACCGTGCTCTTTAAAAGGAATGCGAATATATTTGTTGGTGTCCATCAGAATAACCCCGGAAAGTTAGAGGGGGTAAAACACCAAGACGGAAACGGCTCAAGCCCCCAATAGTTCAGCGTGAGATCACCATCGACGGTCATCACATCGTACTTCACATTGGAGAGTTGGAAATTGTTGAATTCGATTTCGACGGTATTCGGTGCGCTCGCCAGAATGCACTGCATCTGCACGTTTACCGGGCGCGTGACTCTGCGCGCCGTTTCTACGATGCGACGATCGGTGTTCTGAATTGACATTTTCGCTGATACGGTTCCGGTTTTGTCATCACGCGGAAGCCAGATTTCGAACGGCATGAAAACGTAAGTTTCACCGTTGCTGACGATGCCGTAAATATCGTCACCGAGTTCTTCTAGCCGTGTATGCGGATCATCACAAATGCGGATCGGTTCTTCCAACTCATCACTATCGAGAGTGACCAGAGTAACGAAAACTTCATCGGTCTGCTGCGCATATGCTGCCTGTTTAAATGCGGCGCTTGTCAAGGCAGATACTCCAATTTAACGGAAACAGACCACATCGTTTGATTCAGATCATAGGTCGGGCGGCTGGCGAAGCGAGCGCGCTTCTCCGTATCGGTACGCGGATCGGTGAAGTCAAAAACCAGTGTTTCATTCTCATCGAAAAATTCATCGAAATCTTCCAACTCATCATCGGTGAGCATCATGCGAATTTCAACCTCACGCACGGCTGCTGTTGAGCGCTTACGCACCTTGTCAGGGCCAACGTCCATCGAAGAACGGACGGCGCGATTCGGCGGTGATTCTTTATAGCTATCTTTGGAAACCGGAACTGTTGCGGGCCACACTGCCATAACTACCTCGAAATCAGTTGACGTTGGTTCACGGTATCAAGCGCGCGGCGTGATTCAGAACCCTGACGTGAAAGGTTCTGCGCCGTTGCCTGGTCGATCATCACATCAATTTCAAGACCGCGCGATGACTGGCGCTGCTCGGTCGTGACCTTCGAATTGCCGTTGTTATAGATGTTCACCACAGCGATTCCACCGCCGTTATTATCGTTGCCGGCAGTACGCACGCCGAGAGAACCATCCGGGCCGCGATGCAGCGGCATGACCGCTTCCGGCCCTGCCTCACCCATCACACCGAATTTGCCGCCATTGGCAAATGCAAAAGGAGTCGTGCTGTTTACTACGCTGTTGGAGAATGCGCCGCCTTTGGCAAATGCCATCGCGCCGCCACGCCCGAAAGCATTGCCTTTTGCGCTGAACAGGAAATCACCGATGTCGGAGAGGAAACTGCCGATACCGCTACCAGCCGCGCTGCCGGAACCACCGGAGCCGCCGCCCATCATTTTGTCCAAACCTTCCCACAGTAAATTCGTGCCTTTATCGAGCATTTTGTCGAAGATTATATTCAGGACGTTGGTGACGGCATTGCCGAACGATTCCCACAGGCTCTTGCCTTCCTGCAAACCTTGTTTCATGTCTTGGAAGAAACCCTGCACGGCATCTTTGCCAAATTCGAATGCATCCTTCACGCGCTTTACATGAATTTCGGCAGTCGCCATTCCCTGCGCTAATTCATCGATTTTTTGCTTTTGTTCAGGAGTCAGCTTGATATTTTTTTGCTGCGCTTCATTGAGCAGTTCGGTTTCATATTTCAACTTCGCAGCAGCCATTGCCGACATGCCGACAGCTTCAGCTTCAGCCTTCATCGTGGCAATCTGGCGTTCCGCGCCTTTCACCAATTCTTCCCAAGGGTCTTTCTTTCCCTTTTTATCTTTCTCTTTGCCGATACCCGATGCGAACTCACGGATTTTTCCAGCAATGGAATCAGCGACGTTCTGCACGGCTTCATTCGCCTTGCCAACATAATCGACGTTCATCGATTCCTTGAATGCGTCACCGGCAGCTTTACCCGCAGCAGCGGCCTGACCTTCGAACGGATTTTCGATCTGAAGGTCTGCCTTCCATGTAATTTTACCGCCGTCTTTCGGCTTCGCCCAATCAGGCAGGCTTTCAGCCAGACCGTTGATCATGCTGATGAAGCCGTTGATCATGTCACCGATCTTTTTCAGAACGATATTTGCCGTGCCGATCACAATGTCGCCCATAGCGCCGGGTAACATTCTCCACGTCGCCTTGACCGCATTAAATGCGCCGACAAACGCGCCGACGATGCCATTTACAGCGGTCTTCACATAACCCAGCACGTTCACACCGAACATCTGAAACAGCACGCCGAGCGCCACGATAGCGGCGGCAATCCATCCAATCGGGCCTAGACCGATGATCCATGCCATCGCCATCTTCGCACCGGTTGCCAGCGCGGTTGCAGCAAGAGATACCATCGTGGTAGCGAGGGATGCGATGCCGGCGATGATCGTGCGGGAATAAATCAGCATCAGCCCCGCTGCAATCGCCGCCAGATAGGGCAGTAAAAGCTGAATCCCATCTGCCAAAAGATTCAGGCTGGTCTTCGCAACACTCGTCCAGTTGACGAATTGCAGCAGCGCGGCGACAGCAGCGACAATGCCGATTGTCCAAAGCGAGGTAGCATTGAAAATCTGCTTGAACGCGATCGCAAGACCCTGCATCGGCTTCTGCATACTGTTCATGATCGCCGCCAACTGCGTACCCTGTTGCAGCGCAATGATCATCGGATTCATGCCCATCGCAGCGGTCACGCCGATGTCCTGAAACTGCGCGGCGATGTTCGCTGTGTTAAAGCGATTGGGCATCTGATCGTTCGGCGTACCTGGCGCTTGCGGCCCGTTGTTTACCGCGAGCGCAGGGCCGCGATATTGAGTCGCGCCGAGGGAAGTGCTGGTAGCGTTGCCGAATGCCACGCGCTGTGCCGCTGTAGAGGCTTTCTGCGCAGCCGCAGCGTCCAAGAGGGCTTTTGCACGGCGCTGTTCTGCAACAGCGTCAGCGAGCGCCAATTTCGTTTTGGCTGACAGCGCGCGCGCGGCAGCGAGTTCTTCTTGTGTGGCCTGTTTAGTCACCTGAAGGCGTTTGAGCGCCGCAGTAGCTTCCGCAGCGTCAGCGCGCGCCATTGATGTCTTGGCAGCGCTTACGCGCACTGCTGCGCCTTCTACAACGGCAGCGGTCTGAGTGCTGGCGGCGGAAACGCCGGAGGCGGCAATCTTGATCTTATCAAGTTTCTGAGCGGCCTTGTCGAGTTCAGCGGTTTGGACGCGGAAAGCAAGTTCTGCAATATCTGTCATTTGGCTTTCCCCCTGCTACCCCGTTGACTTTTTGCTAGATCAACTTGGCGCTGCTGTTCCTCTTGCTGTCTGCTCCTTTTATCTTCTAGCTCCTTATTTGCCTCATCGCAAAACGCGCGATCCATTGCGACTAGAATATCATATTCACTTGGATAAACAAGCATATCCATCAGGCGAAACCACACCTCATATTCGGATGGTGGAATTAGCTGATAAATGCCGTCGCGCGTGCGGCTGACGCACTCGGCTATTTTGAAGTAAATATCCCAAAGAAATCTGCCGTTTTCAGGAATGGAAAATTCAGGCGTAGGCTCATTGGCGCGCTCATTTCGCTCGCGCCGAGTTTCGCCTGCGTCGTTGGGGATTTCGTACCGAACGTAAATCCGTACCGAGTCCTGAAGTTCGGCCTTCAGTGAGGAAAAAAAGCCTCGTCATCTCCCATTTCTGTTCCGATCTGATCACGGAACCACGGGAGCGTTTCGAAGATGTCGAACACGTTCTTTTTATTCAGCACGGGTGATTTTTCACCCTTCCAGTTGGCGTGCTTGGATTCGTCAAAACCCTCGTCGCCTTTCGTGCCGGTCGGATTGTACCATTCCCAGCTTTTGATGACGGCGAAATTCAACTCATTGAGGTTGTTTTCGACGTTCTCAGCCTTGAAATGTTTACCCTTCGATTCGAGGCGATAGCGCTCGTCCTGAAACTGGCGCTTGAGCTTTTTCAAGCTCTCATCCTGAATATGCACCAGCGAAACGCGAATGCCGACTGGTTCTTTCGTAGCCGGGTGAACGATCTCGATGATCCTCTCACCCGGCTTGAGGGTACTTAAATCCATTTTGGTTTGCTCCTTTTGCCTTCAGTTATCGATTACGCACCAACCGCCGCAGTCGGAGCCGTGGTAGCGTAGCCCTTGCCGCTGTTATTGCTTGCCGTGACGCGACCGGTAATGCGTTTACCGACATGCGACGTGGCGAGCAACAGCGTGCTTGCGTTCTGACCGGCCAGCTTGACGTTGTTGGCGTACCAGTCGTAAGCGTAAGTGATCGTGGCATCGCCAGCCCATGTGCCATTGCCGAGGGTAAGCGTTTCGCCGTCTTCGGCAGTGCCGGTGATGGCGGGGTTGGCCGTGACATACGGAGCAACACCAGCGCTGGTGGGATCGACCAGCACTTCTTCCTGCTGGAAGCCGAGCGTGTAGATTTCCACATCGAAATCTTCGTTGCGACCACCGGGGCGGCGCGGGCCGCTGACAAGGCCACGGTTATAGATCACCGTGCCGTTATCGGCAGTCGTGCCATCGGCGCGAACTTCTTTGAAGGCATAGTTGTTGTTGTTGCCGACAGCGGCAGCGGTGCGGAGAATATCCTGACCGGCATCACCAGGTAGGCGGGCGACTTCGAGTTCCGGCGAACCGGCATCGGTCGTACCTTTGGCTTTCTGAGAAACACTTGTGTTCCAAGTGTTGTAGGTGAGCATGTTGGTGGTTTTACCCATCTCACCGCGCGATCCTACCGCGCCGATTTCTACCCATTCAAGGGCTTCGAATTCAGACTGATCGAGATCGGAATTTTGTGCAGTCGCGCAAACGTAGAGCTTGGATGCGGCGTTGGAGTTGGCGAATGCTGCGAGATTCGCAAGGAAACTGGTGGCAAGCAGGAGCTTTTTCATATGGATGATCCCTCGTTTTTACAATTTGTAAACACAAGGTCATCCAACCTTAGCACGTCAGATCATCCGATCCTTCGCAGGATTAAGAATATGCTTTCAGGGCCGAATTGTCAAGCAGCGAAAAACTCGTACCTTATGCTCATCGGGAGCAGCATTTCCGGGGGTTCTTCGAGCACGCCTCTGAAGTCCGGGCCTTCGCTTATTTTGACCGATACCGTAGCCGCCTGATCCGCAAATCTGCGGCCTTTGATGAAGTAGCTCGAAATGTCTTCCAGAAGTTCCAACGGTTCATACGCTCCCTTATCTTTCATCGGCCAGTGCAGGATTAGTCGCAGCATTCCACGATGGGTTTTTTCCGGCCCCCACAATTCACCTTGGACGTTATTCGGGATGATTACGATTTCCAGCCAGCCGGTATTGTCTGCCGGCGGGGTGAAATTGCGCCCGATATATTTTACGGGAAGGGTAGGAGTATCGCACGCTGCGACGGCGGCAATAACCGCTTTCTGCAACGCCTCAACGATTGCTTTTTCGACCATGTTTTTTCCCCTTCTTTGACTTCATGAAATCATCCATAGCATAAAGTGCATCCTGCACGATAGCCTGAACTAAATAAGCGCGGGTTTCCTGACCTGGTTTATTCTCCCCGATGTGCTCGAATGCCAAATCCGCAATATGCGTTGCTTCGTGCGCCAGCATCGCAGCCATCATATTGCGGTGAAGATGTTTGTATTTTACAGGGTCGATGCAGATCACACAGTTCAGGTGATCACCTTTGGTCAAATATTTCACACTGGCAGCGTGCGTGTTAAAATCCATGATCTCTTTCACGCCGAGCCTTTTCATTTCTTGCAGATATTCGGACTCACAAAAGGCTATCCCGATATAGACGGGAAAAAAATTACTGGTGATGTATTTTATTTTCGGTTTGCTCATTTACCAGCATCCTTCTGCTTGAAGCGCGCGACAGCACGATCAACGTGCTTTTGCCAGTTCTGCGATGCCGCTTCAAGAAAGCCATCGTAGATTTCCCGATACTTCGCATAGTGCGCAGTCCAGCCGAAATAGAACGCATCACCGAGCTTCATCTTCGCCAGCACGACATTTACTGAGTCGGCATCCCATGTATAGACCTTATGCTTATCACCGCGTGTTGGGCCTGTAGGCGGCGCATTCAAGCTCGCGCCTCCGCTGGTGCGGAGAAACCCGGTTTTAACGCGCATACGGCCACCTTTCGCGGTTGGTGTCTGCGTTTCCTCTACGACATTACTGATCGACTGCCTGACAACGCCAAGCATTCTTTCTTTCGTGTTGATCACGAAGGTATCGATCTGAGTTTCAAAATCTGTAGTCGGCATTAGTCGATCCCCGCTAACCAGTCAACGCGCACATGCAGGCGGCATCGGCAGTTCACAATTTCTTCTGCGCCAGCGTTTAAGCTGGAATCGCCAGGGTACATCATGCGCGCGCCGGAGGAAGAAACAAACGGCTCATCAAGACCGATGCCCTTCCCCTTGCCGTATTTCGCAGCGAGAAAACGATGCGTGCCGCGCACTTTTTTATCGCCGGTATCATCCCATTCTTTCGTCACAGCATCGCGCGCAATCAACCCTTGCTCTACAGCCTGAGTGTTTGCCATGAATTCACCGCGATTCATTGTCTGCACGGTTTCTGTACGCGCAATGGCATCGCCGCGATGCTTCAGCGCTTTGTTTTTATAGGCAGTGGTCAAGCGCTCGATGTCATCTTTAGGAATGCTTTTACCTGAATCAATGGCTTTCTGCACGAGGCTATCAAACCGCTTATCGCGCAGCTTCAGATTGAAATATTTCGGATCAAGCTGCTCAAGATAACGCTGTGTGTTGCGTACCCAATTACCCTGATGTTCGGTAAGCCCGACTAACCCGCCCGTGCGCTTCTTCGTCACAGGATCGATGCGCCCTACGATATTCAATGCCGTGGCGCGCGGATTCGCGCCGTCGATCGCGCCCTGCTGCAAAGCATTGCGCACATTCTGGCGCACGTCTTCTTCGATCGCGGAGATGAGCTTGCTTGAGATCGTTTTCAAATCCTGTTCCACGCGCGGGTTGCGCATATCGAAGCGAAATAGGAAAAGACCGGTAGGCGTGCGGATTCTTTTCGGCCAGCCGGCCACGGTGGTTTCCGCAGAATCCTGATAAATTTGCTCGATGGAATCAAGGATGGGGCCGAGCGCCGCAGGAGTGAACCCGGTGGCGCGGAACAACCTTTCGGCATCGTTCGCTTCGATGGCGGCGATCATCTCATCGATCATCGCGCCGTCCACGATGTCTTGCATCACTTCAAGGAATATCCGTCGAACTTCTGGTATCTTCAGAGCTTCGATCTTTTCCAGTGTGGAATAAATTGCCATGCGTCCTCACCTACGGACGAGGAACTTCCACACAGCCCTTGTGCCTGCGCTCGGTGCGCTCACGTCCTCAATTATCTTACACCTAACACCATCAATTTCAATGAAATCATTCTTGGTCGGTGTCACTCCGTCGATCACGGCTGCTGTTACCAGCAAATCCGTTGCGGTAACGAAACCATCGCGGAGATATTTGAAGGGCGCTCCTTTTACAACAGCATCGAGAGTGTAGGAATCTTCATCGGGTTCGCCAGGATCATCAGCAGGGCCATCACCAGGTGTGATTTGGACGAGCGTGATGGTTCCTTGCTTGAATTCAGCCAGCAGTTCAGCGCCGACAGTTTTCATGTCATCGTAAATGGTCATGCGTGACCTCCCGGCGGTGCGTTATAAAGCGATGCGATCGCTTCCGCATTGCCCGCCTCGATGTTTGCAATGACCAGACTCAGCGCCGCTTCACGGGTAATTTTATGCTGATCTTGAAAAGCAATGATTTGCCCGACGAGATGCGCCATAACTGCAAGAATTTCTTCAGCAGTTAATTTCTCCTGATGCTTCTTCAAAGTAGCGAGAACATCCGTGCGGGCTGCTAATACTGGTTCTGAAGGAGCTACCAGTTTCGTCTTCATACACGGCTCGCAGCACCAGACAAGGTGCTGGTCTTTCCGCCAGAAGACATATCCAGCAGCGGCCAGAGCAATGTATCAACTGCGCCGATCTGCACCTGCACTTCGTATGCGCTATCGAACTGGCGATATTCCACGCTCAATGCGCCATCAATGCTGACGCTCTTATACTTGCCGGGGGTATAATCCACCAACAGCGATCCGGGGGTGGTTGCCTGCCGCCATGCGGCTTCGTATGCGGCTTTCGTGACGCGCGCGGGAATCGCATCGGTATCGTAAACGTAAGCAGGTGTGGAATCCATGACCACGGCATTTGTGCGCGGCCATTCATTTTCCTGCTCGAATCCATCGGTTTTGTGACCGATGAAGGACGGGCCATATATGCTGTCAATCCATTCGGAAGCGGAAAGCAATGCAGCTTCGATAGTGTCATCGCTCCATGTGCCGGGAATCTCACGACCCCGGCTTTCATGGTATGCTGCAAAGCCTTCCGCTGTTCCGTACATTACGCGGCCTGTGTCAGTTCAGTAATTTTGTTGAGCGCTTCGGCTTCGGTGGCGTATTCTTCTTCGCCAACCGGCGTTCCTTCAACGGTATTGATCACGAAGAATTTGGTTGCGTTACCGCGACCGCGCTTCGCTACCTTGAAGGGAGGCGGGGAAGGAATCATTTCCTTCACCATAGCGGCGATGTGGGACTCACGATCGTCCTGCGGTATGGCATTCCACTGTTCTTCAGTCAGGCCGCTCTTTTCGAATGCGGCGCGAACCACGTCACCGAGTTGCACGGTTGAGCCGTTGTCCAGCTTCCACGAGGAAGGCTGCTTGCTGCTGCCGTACAGAGATTCTTTCTGCGCGGGATCGAGCGGCTTCAGCGGCGGCAGTTCTTCGCCCTTGACCATCTCGTGCTTGTCTTTGTTGAAATCGGTCATGTTGATGACGAAGGTTTCCTTGCTCTTATCACCCTTCATCTTGACCTTCACTGTGGGTACTTGCTCGCTCATAAAATTCTCCTTGGTTTGGTTGCGAAAAGTAGTGATCGCAGATTATAACCTTTTTACCGAACCGTCAAATTATTATTACGGCGCGGTAATCGGGCCTACTTCATTACTCAAAGCACTGGTGGAGCCAAGAGAATTCGTCGCGGTGACAGTGCAGGTAATGTCAGCGTCCTCGTCATCTTCAACCAGTTCGTAAGTCGCTTCATCAGCGTCGGTAATTGCAACACCGTCACGATTCCACTGATAAGCGAAAGTGATGGTAGCATTGCCGAGCCATACGCCGTTGGTTACGGAAAGGTCTTCACCGGTTTCGGTCGTGCCGGAAACAACCGGGCGCGTGACATTGCGAGGCGGAATGTAATCGAAGATGCCTACCGGCGCATCGAAATCTTCGGCTTGATTCGCAACGGTCACAGGGAGTTCCGATACAGCACTGAATTCGACAGTGTTGAAATACGGCCCTAAGAACAGTTCTTCACCGGCAGCTAGACTTGCGTGCAGGGTTTCTTGCTGACCAGCTTTGAGAAGCCATACCGTAGCCGCAGCAGCGGCGGTCAGTTTCATTATCGTGCCGCGTTCAACGCGAATGGTATTCTTATTCATGGCCTACCTCTCTTAGAAATTCCCCCACGGAAAGGAGCAACTAACCGTAGGGGAACCATCGTCACACACTAGGAGATTAACCGAGTAGCGCGGCGATATGTTGACGCTTCGTGGCCTTCACACCCCACGCCATCGTTACTTCGGCGCGGATTTTGCGGTAGCCGGGGTACAGAGACACCTCGAATACCAGGCCGCTACGCGGATCAGTCAGAGTGAAGCGATCGATCGCGGCATCACCTTCCTGCGGCAGCGCCGGGGCGCGTGCCACCAGGTGCAGAGCATCCTGGCTGAAGGCGATGTTGCGGGTGGTGATCGCAACGGTCGTGATCACGGTGTTGGAGGCCGGGATAGCGATCTTGATGCCAGGTGCGGCAATCACGATCGTACCACCACCAGACACGTCAGCATCACCGGTTACGACCAGGTACTTATTGGTATCGCCCGCGAAGGTGATGTAATCACCCGCTACGATCGTACCAGTACCAGCCGAAGCCAGCGTGAACGTGGTGGAGCCAACAGCGTAACCAGCGTTGTTGGTAGAGGCCGAACCGTTGTTCGTACCGACTGCGGGACGCACGATGCCAGCCGATTCCTTGATCGACAGACCATTCAGGTCAAGGATTTCGCCTTGGCGCAGAGTCATGGTCGTGCCGGCTTCGTTGGCTTTCGTCAACTGAGCGAGCGTGCGGAGGTTTGCACCGGCAGTCGTATCGATGATCAGCGAGCGGCCAGAAGGCGGCGCGCCATTGTCATCGAGAATCTTACGAATCTGCGCGGATTCACCCACGTTGGTTGCGAACGGAGTCGTGCCGGAAGCGCCGTAAGCGCGGCAGGCATTGGCAGCAGCTTCGGTTGCCAGATCGACTTCGATTTCGTTGGTGAGAACACGAAGTGCCTGCGCAAACTGTTGCGCCATCACACTCATGTAGCCGGGGCCGTTATTCAGACCCTTCTGTTCTTCACCGATGTAGCCGAAGTTCACACCGCGTGATTTGGTGATGCGCATCTGACCGTAGCCGATTGTCTGATCGGTGGGTTCAGGGATTGCCATCGCCGGAGTCACGTTGAAGGCGGTCGGCAGCGGAGCGATCGGATAAGTGACATACTCATCCAGAGCCGCGCGTTCTGCGTTCGCATTGCGTGTTACGGAGGGAATGAAGCCCACGAGTTCACGCGAAACCACTTCGAGGCCAGCGTAGAGATCGGGGATCAGTCCGGTGAGGGTATTTGCCGAGGCGTATGCTCCCGACAGAATATTGAAAGTCGCAACTTTCTTCTTCTTTGCAGTCTTATTCATAAAAGTACACCTCTTGTTTAGCGGCGCAACTTCCATGAATAGAAGAAACGAAGCGCCAATTGTTTAACCAAAAATTGTAAGGTCATCCAACCTAAGCGCTTCGTTTCATCCAAAACGATGCAGTGTAACTATACGATAGTCAGAGCAATTCGTCAACTGGCTTTAGAATCAGTCAACAAGCTGCATTTCACCCTTCGAAACTTTGCCCGAAATATCTGCCTGACCAGCGGGGGGCAGCTTCTCGAATTCAGCACGTTTCATGACACGGCCCGTGCCACGGTTGCCGCCACCGCCCTGATTGCCAGTGCCGCTACCGGGATTGGCTTTCAGAATGGTTTCCTTCTGCGGGTGCATCTCCACAAGCAGTTGCAGAGCTTCTTCAGGATCAGCATATTCACCGGCACGCTGCTTGCTCATCAGGCGATTGCCCGATTTATCGTAAGTTATGATCTTGCCGTCTTCGATTTTGAAGTTATTGCGGAACGCAGCCTGAAACATATCCTGCGGCACGGCGATGTTGTCACGAACGAAAGTGGAGTTCGAGAAAATACCGTCCACAAGCATGTTATCGATACGCTGTTGCAGAGTTTGAGTGGTCTTGTCTTTTTCTTCGAGTTGCGTGGTGAATTCTTTTTTGATCTGGTCTTTCACCTTTTCGACTTCACCTGCATCGATGAGTTTTTTGGCATCGATATTCTTCACGGTTTCGAGCGCTTTCTTGGCGGCTTCGACATCGATACCTTCGAACGGTTTCAGCTTTGCTTCCGCCGCCTCCGCGCGCTCACGATGAGCCTTCGATTCTTTATTGAGATTGCTGATGGTATCGCCTCCAACAGTCTGCTCCTGACCGCTGGCGTTGATGTAAACAGGGTTGCCGTCTTTCAGTACGATCTTGCCTTCAGCGTCCAGTTTCCAACCGGGCGTGCCGTTATCGTGAGCGCTCAAAAACGCGAGGAAGCTCACCGTAGTAAAAAGTCTTTTCATGATACTAATCTCCTAGTGTGTGAATCAGGTTTATGCATCGCCTGGATTCTTTGGCTCGTCTTCTTCACCCCCGGCGGGAATGTCGTTGAGCAAGCGTTTTTTCTCCGCTTCGTAATTGAATTCCGGCGAAAGAACCTTGCGCCGCTTCAATTCGAACAGATAAGTTTCCTGCGAGATGTCGCCATTCTCGCGTGCCGTGGCGAGCGCTTCGAGATCGCTGCCGTCATCGGTCACGTTGTCGAATCCGGTGTAAACATTCACTTCCGGCTCTACCACGCTGTTCATGTATTTCATCGTGATCTTGAGCGCATTTTCCAGCGCATCCTTGAGCGCCAGCGCCCATGCAGTCACAGCACTGCGGGCTTTACCGGCGGCAATGGAAGTGGTCACGGTGGTAAGCTGGCTCGACAGCGCGGTAAGCGGCTGGCGACCGAGTTCACGCAAATCCTGCTTGGTTTTGTCGATGTTCTTTTGCAGGAATTCCATCGAATTTGCATTCGGCTCGATGAAGCTCCACGATCCGCTGTTGCCCGCCCCATCAGGCACACCGTATAACACGCGCATCGGGCCAATGGCGAGCTTGAGAGGCGTTTTACCATCCGGCCCCATCTGCGGCTTCATTCCGTTCGCAGCGAGCATCGGATAGCCCGCCATGACCTTGATGAATTCCAGCGCCGATTCGTTTTTGTAAAGCGTCATCTGCAAATCCGCAGCATCGCGCATGACAGGTGAGAATTTAAAAGTGCGCCCATCCCGGCGACCGGTGATGAACGGCACGAACGGAATCACGTCGATGCTCAGAGTGCCGCCGCCGATCCTGACCATCTGATTTTCGATTTCCTTCGCTTCCTCATTCTTCTCGAAAAGCTCCCATGTCACAACACCATCATCGCTGCGTTGGAACACGCGCACGCGATCTTTTGTTATCGTGTCGCTTGCCGGTTCGAAGATGCGAATGTAGGTGAGCAGTTCTTTCGCGCCGATAATTTTCGTGCGAACTTCATACACATTGCGCGCGAGCACATGCGACCAGAACGGCTTCAGATTTTTCTGTTTCGCTTCAGCCTGCGAGATCACTTGACCAGGCTGCAATTCGACAACAGGATAATCGACAAAAATCCAGTTAATCGCTTCATTGATGCCGCTGAAGAAAGTCAGCGCCGCGAACATGCTGAGATTATTTCCCGCGCCGTCCACATCTTCTGCGAACGCTGCTGCTTCAGGATCGACTTCACCTTTGCCATCTTTGCCGGAACCCGCGCCTGCAATGAGCGTGATTTCTTCCTCAAAAGGTTTGGTGGCAAGACCTTCAAGCACGTCACGATAAATGTTCGTGAATTTTGTGCATTCAAGGCGGAAACCGTAATCGGTTACGGTTTCATCGGGGAACATGGGAAGATAGGTTTTGCCTGCCGATTTCACGGCTTCATAACCCTCTACGATCGCCTCTACCTGATCCCAATACGGAACCATCGAGGCTACATCTTTAGCGCGAACCAGCAACGGATGGACTTCAGCGGCCATAATAGCTCCCCTTTTGGTGCGATATTAACTGCTTATTGTTGGGAAGTAAAGGCCAGAACACCATATCTTGTGTTACATCAATGACCATACACCCCCACCTGAACCACGCTGGAATCACCCGGAACAGGGAAATATGCCAGTACGCCGCTATCGGCCAAGTTGGGGGATTTCGTCCCTTTTGGCTTCTTATCGATCATGGTTTTAAGCCTGTGGGATTTAACGTGCGTGGGCTGTGCCAATTCCTTGCATATCGAGTCCAGCAGGGGCATTGTGCTATCGAGGCTGATCAACTGATCCACCGGGTACATTATCCCTTCTGTGACCGCTTTATACGTCTTGTAAAAGCGCGTGCGCAGCGACCACCACGCCTGCGCCTTAAGGTTCTCATAGAAATCTTTATTAAGTAAACTTTTATCATCGTCAGGGATGATGCGATTGAACGGCTCAAGCACGGCAGCACCGGCATTCCACGGGATGAACGGAATCAGGCGTTGATCGATGATCTTCTCATCCTCCGTGAGCCGGTTATATTCGCTTTTGACGCTCGCGCCGATACCGATGGAATCGTACATGCATTGGATATTGCCGGAATGCGGCTGGCACATACCGATGGCGCGACGGGCGCTCATGCCAGGATCGCGTTCACCCCATTCGTCAGCGGAGCGCCAGATAATCCATTCGCGGAGCGCCATAGCATTGCGGTCATCACCCTCGTCGGCCACGTCCAAGCCGCCCCACCAATAAATTTCATTATGCTTTTTCAGTTCTGCATATGCAGCGGCAATGTACGGTACTTTGATATGTGAATCGATAGCAGCGCGAATCCAGTGATATTCGATAACGGTGTTGCTGATGGCGGCGGAATAGTTGCGATCAACTTCCTGCGCAAAAACGTGCAGCAGACCTTCGCGTTCATATTTCGCGCGGCGCGTTTGATACCATTCCTCACTTTTCATCGGATTGTCGCGCCAGTCCATGATGAATTTACGCACGAATCCTTTCGGCAACTCGCGCCCGCGCGTCCATTCTACCGCGTGCTCTGCGCGCCGATGAAACACGTTGCCAAGTCCGTTGACCGATGAGATGTCGATCTGTACGCGGGTATTGTCACCAAGCGCCGATTCGATTTTCTCCGGGCGCTCATAGTGCGCCGATTCGTCTTTAAAGAAGATCGACTTACGACCACCGCGACCGATATTGTCACCCGCCTCACCGGAAACGATGCTGCCATTCTCCGGGTTGATGAGTTTGAGGAACGTTGCGTGGCGCGCCCAATTAAAATCCTTCGGATGAAACACAGTCGGCAAGCGGCGCACCAGCAGCCGCAGCTTTTCGAAAATGCTATCGGGATCACCAAGCGTATCTACCAGCATTTCCTTGCGCGAACCCCAGCCGATCGCATCGCTCTTAATAAATAGCCAGCGCCAGATCGTATAGCCGCAGCATACCCACGTTGCGCCCATGTCGCGCGCTTTTTCAATCAGCCCGGATTCCTGGTCGATCGCGCACGCTTCTAAAAACTCCACCAGATCACTCTGCCGCATGAAAAAAACAAACGGCATCCATTTGCGCTCTGTATTACGCGGATCGTAAGTGTCCATCCAATCCATGATGAATTCTGCGGGTCGCGCGGAATAATATGTTTTGCTGCTCGCCAGCAGCTTCGCATCTTTCTTCAGCTTGAGCAGTGTTTCATGCCGCCACCGGTACACCGCGTCATAGTCAGGAGGCCATTGCTGATGCGCGAGCGCGCGCGGCCTTACGGCTAGGCTTACCTGCTGGGTCTGCTTACGATATAAACCGAACAGATCATCCATTTAATCATTGCCGCATCTGCGAAGATTCGAGTAGTGCGGCATATGCGGTTTCGGGTGCTCCTTCTCCGATTTGATCCTGTTCCGGCGGCTTGGAATAATCCGCCAGCGCCGGGGGGCGGTCAGGCGCGACAAGGCCCATCAGTTCGGTGAGAACCTTCAAGGAAGGATGCTTGTCGTGCAGTGTGATCTCCGTGCGTAACCCATAAGGTGACGGAATGGTTTTCATCGACTTCACCGCCGCGAGTAAATGACGCGGGATGCTGTCAAGATTTTTAATTGAGAAATCCCCAAACGTGCCGATCTGTAAATAATCGGCAATATTGCTGAAACCGATCACCGCGTGCTCGTGAATCACTCGGTCAGGGGAAAGGTCTTGTTCGTTCGCCGCATCGGTCAGCTTTTCAGCCACCGCAGCGCGCGCCAGCGGCTTTGCCAGCACGCCTTTGGAGCGCCGTACCAGTTCGGACGGGATGGGAACATAGAGCGCGAGCGCGATACGCTGCCGGCGATGATACTGCTGGTTTATGGCATAATTTACATAGTCATCAACCGCTTGGCGTTCGTAATGCTCAAGCAGATCATATGCCTTTGTAGGTGTGGTTAGTTGCTCCGTCATGCCCCAAGAATGCTACATATTGGGCATAATGTCAAAGTGTAAGCTACATCTAGTATTGATTTTTTACGTTGTAGAGTTTAACGGCGGTGCTCACCGCAGCTTCCTCGAAACTCAAATTTTGATCGTACAGAACTTTCCAAGCGCGGGGAGTTCTCATCTTGCCGTTCCATTTTTCCGATCTGGCAACCAGCCCAAGCCACTGCTCGAAAGTCAGGCCATCAGTTTTCTTCAAAGCTCGGAACCCTTTTTACGATTCTGCCAGTGTGATCGTGCAAATAAGCGATGACATGCTCCGATGCGGCACGGGTTTTTGCCTCTTTCCATGCTTCGCGCTCGGTATCGTAGCGTTTGAGCGCGCGCTTGCCGCCCGTGCGGGTGAGAATCCATTTACCGGATCGCGGATAGGCGTGATAGCTCACAACAGTATTCCCCTTTGTTTTAAATATTCGATCGCCTGCTCAGGATTTTTTATCTCCGCAGCTTTTCCATCAGGAATTTCGATGTTGAATTCTTCCTCGATCTCCATCACCAGCGAAATTTCATCCAATGAGTCCAGCCCCATCTGCTCCCATGTTTGATCGCGGTTGTAGGTGATGCCCATCATGGTAACGATGTGCTGCAATCGTGCGTTAATGTCGCTCATCAGCGATACCTTCCATCATTGTTGGTGAGAACGACCGCAAATTCTGCCGAAATGCGATCCACCTTGACAGGCTGTGGATGCACGATGTTGACCGGGCAGGTGCGGTTATAGGTTGCGTCATGAAATTCCACGAGCGCATCCTGCGGCATCGCCTGCAATGCTTTTATCAAATCACTTACGAGCATCATTTTGTTCCTTTGGTTTCTCAGGCGTCCATACCTGACCATTCGGCGTGGTGAAAGTTACCTCACGATCGCGCGGCTGATTTTTAAGCGCGTCAAGCAGCTCACCAACTGTCATGCCGGTACTTGGCTGGCTGCTGCGAGCAGATTTTGCACGGCTGATAGCTTCTCCGGCGACCAGAACATCGCGGCCCTGTCACCTGCTGGCGTGCGGCGCAGATAATGCCGGCCATGCTCATCCGGTGGAACGCTGGTGTCCCATGCGTACAATCCCTCTGCGATGAGGCTGTCGATAGTGATCATTTCATGCTCCTTTTGTGGCGGCAGAGGAAGATTTCGAGCCTTCATTTCCAGTGGCGCAAGCCTCCGGTGTTTTTACCACCTTAAACTACCCTGCCGGTGTGAGCAAGTTTTACACACTGTAAAATCTGGTGTCAACTGTAAATGCACTGCTCGTGGCTGCTGCCAGATCGGAAAAAATTTTGGCAGTGACTACCTTCCATCGCCAATGACAAGCCCACATCACCGACAGTTTGACAACCATTCTCCCCGGAATATCTCACGGCTCATCTGTTGCAGGTAATCCATTCAAGCGTTGCTGCCTTCCCCAACCCTCTAGGAACGTGAGGGGCTTGATGTTCAAAATACCAGAAAATTTCCGAATGGAGAATTTATATCTGTTGAAGTGGGGGGGAGGGGGTGTGAGTTATATTTTCAACTTTTATAACTCATGAATCTTGGTTCGGGTTTTCAATTTTGCCAAATTTACAAAATGTGCGGATCGATCCCACGCCCCGCAAAAGACGGGGGAACGGCCCCCCTCGGTAGAGATGCGCCAGCCTGCTACCTACCTGGCATCTTCCCCACATCTAGCTTGTGTAATGATGTAGTGTGTAGAATGTAGTTTATTCTGCATTAGGTGACGATGTAACAGCGTGGTAAGATTGGCGCAGGTGATACAGGTGTTACACTATTGCGCACTACATTCCGCCATGATTAGGACGGGGTTTCAACAGCGGCTTATGAATTTTTGATTTCCTGAGTTTGGTCACTTATGCGTTTTTTATACTCTTGGAGCGCTGCTAAGTGGCAACACTTTAGATAGTTACATCTTAATTTATGTAGCGTTGCATTGACGGACGGATATGAAAATCGGCTTTTCCTCTATTTTTCTATTGTAAAACCGTTACAATCTGGTAAACTGCTACAGTGTAGCTATTACACAAAACCCAAACCAAAGGAACTACCATGATACTTAAAACTTGGATCAATACAGACTTATCGCAAAATGCATGGGCTGTTTATACCATTACGGCACAAGATAACAGCAGCGGAATGCCTGATTTTGCATGGTACTGTAAACACGCAAATGTAATAGCAGCAGCAGACGCAATTAAAAATCCTGATTGGGATCATAACAAGCACTATCTTTTAGACGTGGTAAGTTTACATAAACACAGGTTAGAAGCGAGCAACGCATTAAGTGCATGGATCAAGGCGCATGGATGGCCGCCACTGAATTTAACCCAGCACGTCAACCGGCATAATCCTGTTAAATGCGAGCAAACCGGGCAAACATTCCGCAACGCAGCGGAGGCTTGCAGTATGCTGGGAATTAATCGGTCACAGATGAGCCAGCATTTAAGGAAAACGCCAGGTTACAAAACCATTAAAGGGTTGACATTTACCAACGTCAGCAGCGCGAGCCATGTAACAGGCGGCAAGCCGCTGCAACCCGTGCAATATCCTCCGGTCAATCCGCCGGGACATAAGCAGTAAGCAGGCGCGAGCCGTGCGCAGTGGCGTATAAGCCAGCGTTAAAAATTGATGCAATTATTTTTTACGGAATGTAAAAATAGCTGTTGACTATGTAATATGTAGTGTGTAGTATTCATATGTAAGATAGATCAACCCCAAAAGGAGCTAAAACGATGCAAAATGTTGGTGAACATTCTCTAGCGCCGGAGACAATTAAAGAAGCGATAAAACTGGCGCGCATGGCAAAAGAAATTGTATGCCCTATTCCTGGCGGCGCTGGTGGATGTGTGAAAATCGTAAAGGCGGATTACATAGCGCTCTTGACGCAGTGGAAGGAAAGCAACGGCAATCAGATTTTTGCCGATGATATGCACGGGCATCAAGGCGGCGTTTTTAACACTGTAACAAAGGTTATGAGTTTATGACACGCAAACAGCGCCGTAAGATGCAACGCAACGCGCCAGGTTATGCAATGTGGTTATTTGCCGCAATGTTCGCAGGCGTGCTGATTCAGGGGGTATTATGAACAACGCACGATTTAATTATGTTGCCAGCGGTATGCGCCCGCAACGTAAAATCACAAGCGCGGATCATCGTTCTGATGGGGTTATCTGCATACTCGAATGCGGGCATGTTTTTAACGGCGCTCCACACTTCACCTATAAAGTTGGAAGTGAACAAAAATGCGGCGCTTGTGGACAAGAGGCGGCGCGTAAATTACCTGAATTTTCTAACCAGTAAAAGGAGCAACTAACATGGCACATTTTTTAAACATAAACCAACTTGCGGAAGAAGCGAGCGCGCAAGAGTTGACCGACATTGTAACGATGTTGGAAGACGCTGCAAATAAAGCAGCGCAGGCAATAGCGGCAAAGCGCGGTGACGTTGGCATAGTACAGGATGCAGACAACGCGCCGGGATTCGGCGGGCTGTGTGTAGGATTCGGGCCGGTCAATGAGGGTGATAAATGCCCTGAAGATTTTGCAGAGTATGACAAGTCTAGCGATTGGGCAGAAAATGCATAATACATTTTATATGGTAGCAGCTATGACGCTTTACGCGGTTGTAAGCTGGTTTGTAATCGCCGCCATGATTCAAGGTGTAAAGCGTGTTGTTTCAAACCCGAAATTTTCACGCGCTGCATTTATTAGCGGTTGGTTAATTCTAACTCTTGGTTGGATTTATTCCGCAACAATGTAGTTTTTATTTGACTTCAATTTTTACGGCTGGTAAAATCTAACAACACTAACAAAGGAGCAAAAGACAATGAAAGCTAAAACCCTTCTTACAATCGCCGCTGTTGTCATGTTGGCAAACGGCGCGCTTATCGGGCATATTTACGGTTATCGCCTCGCAGACTTTAGCGAAGTGCCGAATAGTCAACGCCCGCAAAGCCTGGTTACAACCGTTGAAATTGATATGACTGGCACGCAATACGCCAGCACTGCGAAGCGCTAAGGAGGCGCAAAAACGATGCCCGCCGTCATCATAAGGCAAAGCGCGAATTTCACACTAACCAGTTATCACAACGGGCTTAGTTATTCGCTCAACAATACCGCGCAAGCTAAGAGCGTATATTTACAGGGTGAAGACGCTGAAGAATTCCGCACGGAATTATCCTTGCTGGAAAAGCTGAAGCCTGAAGAAGATACGGAAATAATTCTAGCGGCGCTGTATGCACGCTATGAGGAAGTCGCAACACAAAACTAAGGAGTACAAACGATGCAAGCTAAAATCACCAAAACACAACATGACGGCGAAGTTGCAAAATACCGTAAAGAGCAACACTTTCACCAGGAATTCGCCGTGCTGGTTTCCTATCAAGCGGGCCGGGTTGATTATGAACCGCGTGAAGGTGAAAACATGAAAGCGATTATCAACGCTAAAATATACAGCGTGCCAAGCCGCATGTATGGATCAACGGCGTATGCGTGCATATGGATAAGCGATAAGGCACGCGGCAAGCGCGAGGCTGTATATATCAGCGGAGGCGGAAAGGCGGGCGGTTGTGGCTATCATAAAGCGAGCGCCGCGCTTGCCGCTGCAATTGATGACGCGGGGGTTGTACTTTCGCAGTCAATCAGCGGCGTAGGTGATAGCGCCATGCGCGAGGCATTAGGCGCAATTGCCAAGTCGCTAGGCTATCGCACGTTTCACATTCACAACGCGCACGGGTAATTATATGAGCAGAATTAAAATCTATGCCAGCGGATCAGGCGCATTATCATTTGTCAGAGTTGACCATAATAATATCGCTTGCGAACCGCATAAAATCACCATGCAGGAAGCTAACCAGGTGATTATTGAAGGCGGCAATCCTTACAGCGGTTTCAAGCTAGTGGATGATTACGGCTCGCCTTTACTAATTCCCGATATTACACACAATCGAGAAACGGATATTTTGAGCTATGACGGCACGCTATTTAAAAAGATAGCTGGCAACTGGTATGCAGGCGAGGCGGGCGGCAGTGAATGGCATTTACTTAAAAATATATCCATGCTTGCCGCGCTTAAATTCTATGAGGAAAATCAGAGTTTTTACGGAATGTAAAAATAAGGCTTGCAATGTGTAATTACACTTGCTAGATTATCAATACTAACGATGCAACAAAGGAGCTAAAACGATGCAAAAAGTAAAACACTCCCGCCCTTATCTTGCCGCGCTTGCGGAATTGAAAACGGGTAAAATCAGCGAGGGCCGCATAAGAGGCTTGCGCAAAGCGCTTAATGCTGATTCCAGGCGCGTGCAAAATCTTTCCACTAGCAGCACGTCAAGCAAAATGACAGGCCCGGAATTGTGCGAGATTTTAGAGCGTATCGAAAAAAACCCTCCGCTTATTGCCGACGAAAAGCAGATTGAAAAAGGTTTAGCTTTTCTCCGCTCTAAGCAATGGACTCCAAAAGGCGCAACACGCAAAAACGCGCCGCTTAGTCAATTTGACGCGGAATATATCAAGCCGGAAAACTTTGATCGTTTTGAGCTTATCGGCTTTGATGATTTTGGGCGGCACGGTAACGCAAACTATATTCCTATTTACCGCGTTGTCAGTAAAACCGGGCAGAAATTCGATTACAGCGCGGGAAGCTGGCAATCCGGCGGCGCTGTAACAATCTACTAATCACACACTCAGGAAAGGAAGGATAGAACGATGCAAAGCACTATCTCAGAATTATACAAGCGTATTCGTGCCAATGGCGCAACTGCGCAGGCGGCATATATACAGGCGCAAAACCGTTTTGCCGCTGGCGTGGAATGGTGGAATATTCCAAACATGCGCGCAAATATCGAATATAACCAAGCAGGAAAAGACGGCGCGCGGTGGATAGAGCACGCGGCAACAGGATTGCGCTTTGTCGGTTATGCTGATGAGGTAGCAACGCGCAATTATAACTATGCGTATGGCATCGATCATACAGGCTGGTTTACTGATGATGACGGCACGGGCGCGAAATTGCGCGGGGTTGTCTATCAATTGCCAGCGCGCAAAGGCAAGCCGCAATATATCGCTGGTTACATCGATTCAGAAAACTTTGACGATACAGGCGGCGCGCGTCTTTACCTGAATACAATTTATGAAGGTGAAAAAGGCGGCGCGGCTGAAGGCGCAAGTTACGATAAAACAGCACGCGAAGTTGCACGCCATGCCGATAGCATTGCAGAAAAGCAGGCTGAAGAAGAAAGGGAATATAATGAAGCGTGGCGCGCAGGCAGTGATTACGCTGAAGAATTGCAGGGAATAAAAGAAACGCGCCGCGCCTGCCTGGAACTTATCAGCGCAATCAAAAAGGAACGCGCACGCGGGGCCGCGCCTGTTATCTGCAATGCGTTACGCGAGCAAGTCAAAGCGCATTTGCGGATTATCGGCAAGGCTAAAAAGCACGCTGCGGAATTATGGGATGATTATGAACACCTGCGCAATCCCCGCAACGCATGGCGCGCGCACCTGTGGGCGGCATTTGCAGACGGCGCGGGCATTGATGACAACACGCAAGCAGCATAAGGAGCTAAAACGATGCAAAATATTATTGATCCTTACAAGGTGGACGAATTCACGCGCGCTTATATGGAATGCGCGCTATGGTCATCAACTGATACGGTGAACGGTGAAGACGTAAACCTAGATGACAATCACTGCATAGAAGACATTGCGCCGGAAACGCTAGGTAAGATGATTGCAGATTGTCAGAAATTCCAGGTGCAATATTCCGCACTGCTTAAAACTGCATATTCCATGCAACACAAAACGCGCGAGGGATTGCAGGATTATACCCCCTCGCAGGCGGGCCATGATTTTTGGCTTACCCGTTGCGGGCATGGCGCGGGATTTTGGGATAGGGGTTTAGGTGAGGCAGGCGAAAAACTAACAGAGGCTTGCGGCTTTCGCACGGCATTCGATAATATAGATTTATATATCGGTGATGACGGGAAAATCCATGCATAGCGGGACATATGGAACAATGACGCATAAGCAGGCGTGCGCAGTGCTCGCTATGCATGATGCAAGTTTACGATTGCGCTGGATTCAATCCTGCATCCTTCACGCGCGCAAATGGGAAACCTTGCGCACGCCTGAGAGGTGGAAAGCAATGGGACAATATCAGCGCAATCAAATAATTCGCGGCTGGATATATCAACGCGATTTTGCAACGGGAAAGTTTTATGCTTAGAGCTTATCGCACTGCTTACGGGGCGGGCTGGCGCGCTGGTAAATGCCCGCGTCCCTTGCTAACTGGTGGATTCTGCCCGCATACAGGCGCGCCGCTGCAATGCCTGCAATGGGCGCATAACCCTTTCACCTGGCGCAATCCGTTGCAGCACATTGCATGGGAAAATGGATTATTCGCGGGAAAGGCTGGTATGGCATGATAACCAAACAAGCAGCGGATAAAATAACGCAGGATATAAACGCGCGCATACGCTCCGCACGTCCGAGCTATAAGCGATATTATAAACGCTATTACGGCGCGGCAATTCGTGAAGGTAGAAAACTGTTATTTTGGGAAAGCGAGCCGCTATTTCTCAAACCTAGCGAGGCAATCGCACGCGCTAGGGAAATACAAAAGGCGGGATTTATATCAGTAGAGGCTTGAACTATGCCAGATGATGCATTGCTAAAAGAATATGACGCATATTTTACGGCGCGCGAACGTGCTAATAAAATACCGTTGTCTTTTGATGATTGGATAAAGGCAGGCAAGCCGGAAAGCTAGAGCGGCATTATAAGCGGGCGGGTTGTTTCTTGCATCGTTTCAACCCGTCCACTTATGACGCTGTTTAAAGGGGTAACATTATGATCATTTATCAGTCAACGCTGGAAACCCGGCATTATTCTTTCCAGTCTTTCGGCGCAACTCGCACGGTGGCGCTTGACGCTATGCGCGAGGGGATAAAAAAGCATTGCCAGCAATCCGGCTGGCAGGTGGAAAACTTCATGCGTGATTATGCTGAAGCGATTGAAACCAGGCCCATAGTTTTAGGGGCCGCATATCGTGACGGGGGGGAACTGTGACAGAAAGGCATGAGATAAAAGGCGCGGCAGGAAAAGCCGGGTATTGTGACGCTATCATGGGCCGCGAGCCTAAAAACGAATTCGCGGGGCATTTTGAGCGCGAGAAATACCAGGCAGGCTATACCGCTGGAAAAGAAAGCGGGGTTGTTTTCTTCGCCGCACGCGAGCAAAACCGGGTAACGGAAGGGGGTAAGAGCCGGGGAAGGTAACACGCTTAAAAAGGCCGTTTCCGGGCGATTAAAAGGGGGTCAGTTTTTACCCCTGATAAATCAATGGGTTACGAAAAGCGCGTTTTCGGGGCGGGCTGAAAAGCGATTCCCCGCTGTACCATCACACTCACACCCGCTGTACTATTACACCTACACCGCCGGCACTGCTGTACCATCACACTCACGACCAACCAAAGGAGCAAAATAAAATGAGCACTGCAACTGAACTGGAAGAAAAACTGAAGACGAAACGCGCGGAACTTAGCGCAATGAAGGATCGCCACCGGCAGGAATTAGCGCCGCTGATGGAAGATGAGCGCGCTATCCGGCGTGAGCTTGGCCCTATCTATGCAGGCTTCGCACCTGGTGACATTCTCGTGAGCGCGCCAGATAGACGCATTGGCCGGGTGCGGCGCGTGCGCGTGGTGGAAGTCTATTCATCCTACAATCAGAGCTATGATGCAAAAGGCATCAATCTGCTGAAGAACGGCAAGGAGGGTGAACTGGTTTCCCTGCACAGCTACCAAGGCTGGACGAAGGAAATCTAGCTGTACCATCACACCTACACCGGCAAAAGGAGCAACCTATGTCACTCAAGAAACTCGAAGCAGAGGCGCGAAAGATAAACAGCGCGCTTTATGAAGCACGAAATAAAGAAAAGCAGGCGGAAGCTAAAAAATTCGTCGGCAAGTATTTCCGTTATCGTAACAACTACAGCCTGCCGAAAACGGCGAAAGACTACTGGTACATCTATTTCCGCGTGCTGCGCGTGGACTCGATGGGCATGGTGGTTTGCCTGCGTGTGCAGCGCGATAAGAACGGTGTGATTGAGATCAATTCAAAATATCACACCTATCCCCATCATCTAGGGGAACAAATCACGCGGAAACAGTATGTGACCGCCGTGAACGACATCATGGAAAAGTCTGTCGATATTTTCGACAAGATGATTGCCTGATAGCTGTACCATCACACTAACACCAATAAGGAGCAAATCGAAATGTCCACACAAGATAAACTCAGGGAAATCATGCAGGATGGAAAAATATATTCCATTCCTGATTTGGAAACTCTCTCGGAAAAAACTTACAGCGCTGTCAAGCAAGGGCTGATCGCACTCGCCAACAAAAACGTGGTGAAGAAGATCAGCCGGGGTAAATACAGCCTAGTCAACGGTGAAGCGCCATCGGCAGTAGAAACCCCCCCCCCCCTATCCGTTACTCCACCATCGGAATCGATCAGCAACAGCGCAATCATGGCGAAGCTGGACGAAATTCTGTCCATTCTCAAGGAAGGCGGCAGCAAAAAAATTACAATACAGCGCGCCTCGGTGACTCACATAGTGGAAGAATGCATGAGCGATGGTAAAAGCCGTGCAGTGTTCCAGCTATGGGAAGAACTGAAAGAAAAAGGGCATGATGTATCAGAAGGAGCGGTAAATAATGCCCTCGCTCAACTGACCGTGAAGAACAGAATGGTCAGGGTGCGCAAAGGGCTATACCAGAAACAATAGCTCTACCATCACACTCACACCAACCACGAAAGGAAAATAAACCATGAAAACCATTCTCGCAATTCTCTGCTGTACCATCACACTAACGGCCTGCGGCCAGCGCGTAGCGCAAGCACCAGGCCCGAACAGTGATATTCGCACGATCAAAGGCTTTCAACTTATGGGCGGTGATGTCGCAACGGCGGCAGCGCGTGCATGTGACAATGAAGGTAAGAAACTGGAAGTCATCACCACTACAACCCAAGAGAGCGTCATGTCAGACACGCAATATCCTGTCATCGTTTTCAAGTGTGTAAAGCCATGATTGTCGCACGGCTTACGGAAAAAGGTTTAGCTCGCGTGCTCGAAGGCAAAGTGGGCATGACGTTCATTGTCGATCGCTTCGGCGGCGTAGGTGATAAGGTCGCCATGCTCCGTGATTATCGCTATCCTGGTGATCACTTTCCCTACCAGATTTGGGCGGTAGGTGAAGGCGGCTACGAAATTATGAGCGAGGAACCGGAGAAAGAAATCGGCTCAATGATCGGTCAGATGCTTCTGTGTTTGATAAAACTCACTGACGATCAAGATTTATATATGAAAAACCATAAAGAAGAAGCAATGAAACTAATTTGTGAAGGTGAAAAACTGTACGAAAAAATCACCGGCCATCCTTTGATTTGCACGGGCAATAGTGTAAATGAATCTGAGCCAAAATATCTCGGTCTTTTCGGTGATATTCACATCGAAAGTGAGGTCAACTATGAAGGATATGAACGGATGCTGTACGATCCGCCAAATCACACCAATTTTGCCGAATGCAAAAACGGTGGCGGAACGGTAAACTTCATCGGTATCAGCAGCAGCCCGAAACGCGGCGCACCTGTTGACGGTTATATCCCGTGCTTTCCTCCGATCAAACTTTTCTTTAAAGACCCGTTCACCAAAAATGATGCGCCGATCACACCTGTAATTATGAGGCTGGAAATATGATCGTATCAGCAGGAATGACCGACGCACGCCCGGACAAATTAGAAAGCGGCGAGGTTTGCCGCCGATACTGGATTGGCCGCGTGCAATTTCCGGGCAAAGAATCCTTCATCTTCGGCACGATCGAAGGGAAGCAGGATTTGACGCTGCAACAGGCGATGCCGCTCTTTATCGAACTGCTCGATAAGCATTTTCCCACTCGCCCAAATATTCTTCGCATGTCAAGCGGGCGCATCTATACGATGCTGGATAAAGATCAAACGATATGAGCAGATGGATAGGTCTGGTATCACCGCGCGGCTGCGTAGAATATAACGCGCGCTTCGTGCTAGGTCATAAAGCTGCGGAAAAACTTGAGCACGGTAAGTGGTACACCAACGATGAATTAAATGCACTCGCTGATGGTTTTACAATTTATCCACCCGGTGAATTTATACCCTTAGCCTGTTTTCTAGGCGATTCTAAAGATGCGGTAGAAAAGAATATTAAAAAATGGCGTGCAGATTTCACGTCATGAAGAAAATTCTAACCGTTGTCGGCAAAACCGAATCTGATATTCCAGTGATGGCGGGTGTTTTCACTCTCGTCGGAACTCACGGCGTGCCGCTGGAAATCATCTTATCATTTTTCCAACAGCGCGGAGTGCTCGTAGATTGGCAGGATTATATTCGGGCGGCGTTGAAAGACGGTCACAAATATCAGACTGTGCGAGCGAGAATTCTTAGCGCTGTGGGCGATGTGTACGGGCCGGTATATCGAGCAGAGATGGAGAAAAGACTTACGGAGTGACCACCACGCCCTGCTTGCGCACGGCTACGCTGACATGCTTTTCCTTGCGGTAAGTGCCGTCAACTTTAGTGATCTCGGTAACAGCGATATAGTTGCCGGTGGCGAGGTCTTCGCTCTCATCAGGCACGACCGATGCACGGAAACTGTCTTCTACGATCACCATGTCTTTCGTCAGCACTGGCTCAAGGCCGAGCTTCTTCACGAGACTGAATGAACCTTCGTAATTTTCAGAGAGATCATCACCCGTTACCTGTACGCCATTGGAGTACACTTTCACGGAAAAGATGTCGCTTGAATCACCTTTGAAAAATTCAGTTTCTACGGTCATGGTTCATCATCCCCAAGCAGAGTTAATTCCACGGTAATGTCGTTATCGACAATGCTGGCCTCAATATATTCTTCTATTATAGTAACTTCAGTGCGCTCACTTAGCAAGCTCAATTCGACGGTGATCACCAGCCGTTCAGGTGAAGATGCAACGAAACTGCCAACACCATCGGCGCTGCTAGAGCCAGCCGCAAAGCCAGCCGCGCGGAATTCCGCAACACCTACACCCGTGACCGTGCTCGTACCTGCGGCGCTGCCTGGTACGCCATATTGTGACGGCGCATCAGCCGTGCTCGTGCCGGCGGCATTACCTACCGAGCGTTTTTGTGCAGTACCATCACCCGTAGCAGTGCTTGAGCCTGCCGCCGCGCCAACAGCAGGAATCTGACCAGTGATGACACCGGAGCAAGTTGCAACACCCGCCGCGCTGCCGGAGGCGGTTTTAAGAGCATTACTGGTGGCATTGCACGAAGCCGCGCCAGAGGACGATCCTGCTCCGCGCGCTTCAGATTCACCTGTCGCCGCTGCCGTGCTTGTGCCAATTGATGAGCCGACAGCGCGGAATTCCGATCTTCCTGTACCATTACACGTCGATGTGCCGGTGGATGCGCCCGCCGCGCGCTTCTGCGCTGCCGAAACACCATTGACCGTTGCAACACCCGCTGCGCTGCCGGCACTATCACCTTCCGATGCGCCAGCCGCCGTAGCCGTGCTTGTACCCGCTGCACTACCAGCAGACCGCTTTTCAGCACGGCTGACACCCGTGCAGGTCGCAAGACCGGAGGATGCGCCAGCCGATGCCTTTGTCGCGTTGCTGACAGCAGCAGGCGTGCCTAGACCAGCGGCGGAACCTGCCGATCGTTTGGTCGCATTGCTTGTCGCTGAAACTGTAGATGTGCCGGAGGAAGAACCTGCACCTGTGCTTGCACTTGCGCCAGCACCAGTAGCCGTGCTCGTGCCAGTCGAAGAACCCGCAGCACGGATTGCCGCTGTACCAACACCGGAACAGGTTGCAGCACCAGAGGATGATCCTGCTGCGGTCTTGGTGGCAGCGCTGACGGCATTAGCCGTAGTCGTGCCTGCGGCAGAGCCGATCCCTTCCGTATCTGCCGAACCGACACCTGAAACACTGGACGCGCCATTTGCTGAACCAGGCGAGGCTTTTAAGGCATTGCTCGTCGCCGTGACCGTGCTCGTGCCGGTCGATGATGCGACAGCACGGAATTTAGGAGCGCCGACCGCCGCCGCCGTGCTCGTGCCTGTGGAAGAACCGACTGCACGTTTTGCAGTTACGCCGAATGCTGAAGCTGTAGGAGTTGTTCCGGTAGCGGAACCAACTGAACGCTTCTCCGCTCTGCTAACACCCGTGACCGTGCAAGTACCGGAAGATGCGCCGACCGCCAGTTCATTATTATCTTGGCAAAATTCAAAATCGACAGCAGTTGCGCCGAGTTCTGTATAATCCTGCAACTCGAAATCGATATAGCCAGGAATCTGTGGGTAATAGGCGCATTCTTCAGCAGCACTCGCTGTGAACGAATGAACGCTGGGATCGGTCATCTCACCGCCGCTGTCAGCATCAATGCTGATCGACGCAGCAGTTGCGGGGCGATAGCGGAAACTTACAGGTGCAGTAACACCAGCGGTAGGATTAAGTGTAGCAGGATAAAATGTGCCGCCCGCGCCGCCATCGCTAAGTGTGATGGTGACACCTACAGGCCAGAGGCCAGCAGTGGGGCTGAGTGTAATATTGTCAGACCATTCACCGACATGGCTTGCATTATCACCGCTGAACGCGAACGTAGTGGCATCACCAAGCGGAGTGTAGGTGATGACGAGAATACCAGCGCCGCCCGTGCCGCGCGTACCAGGTGATGCACCAGCAGATTGACCGACAGAACCGCCACCGCCGCCATAATTCGCGCCGTTACCACCGCCACCCGTACCGGAACCGCCCGATGCGCCAGAACCACCGCCACCGCCACCGCAGCCATGCGTGGCATCGAATACTTGACTGGACGAGCCTGCACCGGCAGTCGCAGATGCACTGAAGCCGCCAGTATCGGAACCAGCGCCACCTGCGCCTTTATTTGCCGTACCAGCTTGACCGTTTGTAGTGCCGCCGCCCGTGCCGTCATTGCCATGACCACCAGCGCCGCGCGTGCTGCCGGAGGCGTTAGCACCTGCTGTCGATGATCCACCATCGGAGCCGCCGCCGCCACCACCGCCTGACGTGCTGGTGCTGCCAGCAGCGCCGACACCGCCATCTTTACCTGCACCGTTCGGGCCAGCCGCGCCACCGCCACCGGAACCGGCAATCGATGAACGCTTGCCAGCGCCGCCATCATATTTTGTGCTGCCGACAGAACCGGATGCTAAACCTGCTGCACCTGCGGTGGTGGACGCGCCATTTTTGCCCGCATCTGCAACGAGCGTGCTGCCATCCACGAACATCGTATCGGTTTCACTGCCTCCCGCACCGACCTGTGTTGTGACCGATCCTGATCCTGACCAGTTGGTGATTTTTGCATAAGCGCCACCACCACCGGAGCCGCCCGATGCACCCGTGCTGACAGTTTGGAAGCCGTGACCGCCAGGGCCGATGCCTTCGATGGTATTTGCGGCTACGTCGAAATCATCAGGAACCGTCCATGAAGTCGTTCCGGCTAAAATGAAAATTTGGGTCATGCTGCGATGCTCCCAAACATTTTAGCGAGATGCGATTCGAATCTCAGGCGCGCATAATCGATCACCAGCTTGTGCGGATCATGACCATCTTTAATGCTTTCATTGTAAATCGCTGGTGGAACAGCAACGCAAATATGGCCGATCGGTCGCCATGCAGGATCACGCACATTGCCGACATCGGAAGCAATGATCGCAGCACGGCCCGTTGCTGTCTCAAAAACAACGATGCAATTCTGTTTCGCTTTTTTGATGAGGATTTTTTTCATCAAATCCTCTACGGGCTTAGGAATGGAGCGCCAACAGAACTGTATAGCGTGCCGGAATCATCCCACATGCAATGAGCATAGCTGACCATTCCGACAGGTACATCAGCCGACCAGTCACCTGAACCATCGGTAGTGGCTACGGCGCGCACGGCGGCATTGCTGAGAGAATTGTCTGTCGCCATCACAACCAGCACTTTCGCGCCAGCTTGTGCAACACCATCGAGCGTCACATTGCCGCTGAGAACATCGCATTCTTCAATGAACGCAAAGATCGCCGCCATGTCATCGGTGCTGACCGTCCAGCCCATGACAAGGTTGCCGTTATTGACAGGAGCGGCAGTAAGCAAAGAAGCTGCTTTTGCGTTACCGGAAAAGTTTGCTTCAGCACGCTCGGTTCCGTTCGCAACAGAAGTGCTCGCTGCGACGTTACCAGTGAACAAGCACGCCGCGCCAGCGACAGTGCGCGAAGCAGGGACAGCGAGCGTAACGGAAGGATTCGCTACGTTGTCGTTGAGTTTGGCGTAGCCATAGAATTTATTGAACTCTGCGGCGCTGATCGTGCCAGCGGCCTGCGGATTCGTGGGGAGATCATCAACCCCGGCCACGAGGTTGTTTTTATATAGCTGGATCACCTTGCCGGCGGCGCATGAGAACGAAACCGCATAGAGGCGCTTGGTAGCACCGCCGGATTGCGTGAAGGCAACGGTTTGCGTGCCGGATGGGAAGCTCGCGCCGCCAAGGAAATAACAATCGACGCGGCCAAGCTCGGTCGCTGCGTCGATCGCGCTTCCTACGAAAGTCATCGCCACACCATTGTAGGTGACGTTGCCGCTTACCGGCGCGGCGTTGCTGGCGTTCGATACGATGAAAACGAGCGCGCCGTTGCAAACACCCTCAGCAAAGGACTGCGAGAAGTTACCAGTGCCATCTGAACCTAATTGACCACCTGCAACATACGCTAATGACATTTTTCTACCTCACTTAAAAGAAAGGCGAAGCAATTAAGCCTCGCCCTTCCAACACAGATGACCAGGCTACGATTAATCTTCGGTGATCGCCGTTGCAGTGGTCAGAATCGGTGTCACACCAGCGGCGACGGCGATGTTCGGAGTCACCGTGCCGGAGTAGAGCAGCACGCCCGCACCGGAGGATGCCGTACCTACGCCGAAGTGGGTTTCCGTTTCCGTACCGGATGCAGCCGCAGGGAACGTCACGTCAGCGGCAGGCGATACGCTGTTGCCGGTAACGGTGAAGCCTGCGCCGGAGCGCGCCACCGCGACACGGGCATAGGAACCGTAAGCCGCTTCGCTCGTGTTCTGTGCGCCAGCTTCGCCGGGATCAGCCGTATGGAGGGAGAAATAGAGACTGCCTGCTGTGGAGCTTCCGCGAAGACCGGTAGCATCACCTACGTTTGCGATATTCGTGTTATTGAAAATCAGCAGTAGCAGGCTATTTTCGAGTGAATTACTTTTTGACATCGTTTTCTCCCCTTCCTGAGATTACGCGAAATCGCTGGCGTTGAAATTGGCCCCCGCGCCAGTCTGCCCCTTGGTAGGCGGCAGCAGTTCGATGACATCGGTAATTACGCCATCTTCTTCAGCGAGAGAAGCGTGCGTGTAATACTGACCTTCACCACTGGTGAGAATGGGGAACTGGATCGCGCCATCTTCAGGCAATTCGACGCGCGAATAGCCGCCGTAGCTGGCTTCGTTTTCGCTCTGATCATCACCTTCGGAAACTTCAGCCGTATGGAGGGCTACAAACTTGGACATACGCGATACCCCTTATGTTGTGAGTTTTTAATACTAAACCACAAAATATAGCGGTATGCAACTGAAACTTAGAACTCGTAACCCTGTGCCTTAGCGTAACCTTCGAGGGTTAAAGTGCCGTCATTAACGTAGATTATGGGCCTTGTTACCATGTCTTCCAGCATGTATGCCTGCTTCGCTCTGCCAAGCTCGGAATACCCCATACTTTCGAGCAGCGTTCTGACCGAGTGCGCTGCCGGGGTTTTGACACCCGCTGCCGCTACCCGCTTCATGACGGCCAGGTTGCTCACATAGCCGCCCCGGAACCCTTGCAGATTGTCCTGCAATGCTTCCTCAACGATGATTTGCATGGGGCTGCGGCTGATGCGCAGGGCTTCATCATGGCTCGATGTGCGCGGCGCACGCACGGGCAAAGCGCCACGTTCGATAGGATAGTTCAACAGCCAGTGATTGATCGCCTGCAAACCGCCTTCTTTTTCCAGCCAGCGGAACAGTGTGTTAAAATAAGCATCGTCCATACCGGCACGCTCGATGTCGTAGGCGGTTTGCAACACGCTGAAGAAAACAGCATACCGACGACCGTTTTTGTTGATCGGAATCGCGTCTTTATAATTGGAGAAGAATATCCAATTGCTCGGATTATCTTCCATCTCCTGATCCACGCCTTTTGCCTGAACCTCGATCTGCTTGTCCGTGATCATCGGTTTCAGAATTTCGATCAGTTCACGCCGTTCATCGATCTTAATTTCGTCCACGATGATGCAAAGTTTTCCGCGCATCCATGCATTGAATTTCGAACCAGATGATACCAATTCCGGCGCTTTCGGGCTGTAAATATACATGCTGCCAAGGCAATGCTTCATGATCTCGTGGAATAACCCTTTGCCGACACCTTCAGCGGATTGCAGCAGTATCGCCCACATGATTTTGTGGCCCGGATATTTAACGCAATGCGCCATGTATGAGAATAAAATATTACGGTCAGATTCGAGAGGCAAAATCTTCTCTATGTGCTTCAGCCACGGTGTAACATCACCCGGTTTTGCATCCACCTGGACGGGGATATAGGTGTTCAAACCGGGGCGCTTCATCTTATCGTAGATGATCGCCATTGGCGGCTCTTGCGGAAGAAACCGGACGTGATCGACTTCCGGCAGGCTTAGAACCGTGCTGCGCGTGGCGGCTTTCCACGGTTCATCCGTAGTCTTCCCAGCCTGCGTGATGATGAAGTGTTTTCCACCATACATCATGTTGAACTGCGTGGAATTCATATAACGCCCACGCGGGCTGAAAATCTCACCGGAGCGCGTCACTTTGATGCAGCCTTTGAAATATTCGGCGCATTCTTCAGCAGAAAGAATATCACCGTATCGCGGCGCATCCGGCGAAGAATTGGAATTCGCAGTTGGCATCGGCGGTGGTAAGGCAGGGGTATTCTGTATGCCGTGATGCATCAGATATGCTTTTACTGTTGTGCGCCGCTCGAATGCAGCCCAACCAACTTCGGTATCACGAATGCTGTTCCACATTTTCATGTTTTCAGCATGATCATCCTTGGCATATTTCGCGCACCATTGTTGCCAGATAGCGAGCAGGGTTTGTTCATCGGTGAGCATCCATCCGGCCTGCTTGAATGCGGCGCTGATCGAAAGCCATTCCTGCCGGTCAAGATCATTCGGGTTCAGCAAATCGAGCGCGAATTTCAGCCATTCGAGCGAAGGCGCTTTCATTTCAGGATCGCCCAGCGGCGAGCGCACCGCGATATGATTGATCACATTCACATTGGCGAGCGCATCCATCATCTCTTGAGCCGTCCAGCGGCGGTTGCTATGCAAACCCCAGCACGTTGTCAGATGCGGGTTTGCCTTGAGATGATAGAATCCCGGCACGCGCAGCACGCGGGTTGAATCGATGATCGATTTATCACCATCGTAAATCTGCGCGAGCTTGCGCTGTTGCATTTGGTAGAAATCGTTGCCGGCATAAGGTTCCATCAGCCAGTAAAGATGAAATTTGCCGGGGCTGGATTGCACGGCGAAATGCGGCTGCGGGTGAGCGGCGATCGCGCGCTGATAGCTTGCCTGTGATGTCAGCGGATCATCGAGATCGACCACATGCGCGCGGATATGATGAACATTCGCCAGTTCCCGCCCCTGACCGTCCATCGCATTTATGCTAACAAAAATACCCCAGCCAGTTTGATTATAATGTTGCAGTGCGGGAAACATCTCGCGGATCGTGCCGCGCATGTTGTGCGCCGCCTTGCCTTTGTCGGTATCGTGAATGCAGCGCCAGTCGCAGGGGGTATCGAGGTTGCCGGTGAGCGCTGTGATATACCATTGTGCAAGTTCAAAAGATTGAGTCACGCAGCCAGTCCTCCCCATTGAGTAGCCATCGCTTCAGCTATACCGGGGAAGAAACGTGAGCGCTCCTTTTGACGGTTCGGGCCGGGAGCCATACGATGCACGCGGGCAGTACGGCCTTCCACAATGTTTGTTGGTTTCAGTGGTGGCAGATTCTTCAGCCAGAAACAAGTGCGCTTGGTTTCACCATGACCGAACTGCCACGGCTGCACGCTCTGCGCGGGTTCCATATAGTTTCGAATGAGCGCTTTAGCGTGCTTGTGCATCACAGGATTCTCAACGCAGATGCGCTCGATCGGCGCATTCAGGCAGTCAGAGAACAGTTCAGCCGCCTCATGCAACTCCTGTTGCATCTGCTCTGCGGTTTTGCCTGCTGGGGGTTCGGATAACCACCGCACGCCACTGTTGCATAAGCGAGTGCAGGGCGGGTGAGCGACGATCAACACGTCCCAACCCCAATGCAGAATGTCGCGCACGTCACCGATGACATGCCTGTTGCTATTCGTTTCAGTCGGTAGCAAATCGCACGACCAGGCATCATGCCCACGGGCTAAAAAAGCGTCCCTTACGATGCCAGAAAATTCACAAGCTACCAGAACTCTAAACATTTTCGATTTTTCCCCCGCTCATTCGCCATTTCTTAACCTTTTCGATGCACCATCGGCGGGGTTTGGAATTCCTGATGGGCTTTACTGGAAATCTCCCATCGTCAATCATGCGCCGCATCGTCCTCTCGTTCTCGCCTAAAAATGCAGCGAGCTTAGTCAGAGTCAGCGTTTCCGGCAATTTGTGCATGATAAAATCTCAATATGGAACTTCCACCTTATTTATAAAGATCGTATTAGGCAAGTCACATTTTGTCACATTTTGTCATTGACATGATTTTTTACCAGTTGTAAAAAAGAATGCAAAGGAGAAAACGATGACAACCGCATTTTGTTATGACCCCGACTTCCGCCGCAGCCCGAAAGACCCGCGCAAGCCGTATTGCTGCCGTTGCCAGCAAAATGTGAATTCAAACACGGCTGTTGCAGTCACCATTAACGAAGAAACTTGGATGGCGGTGGAAGGTCACGGTAATCCTGATCCTGTCAGCCGCCCCGATCACAAAAACAAGGTGATCGGTGATGCTTATCTCGGTAAAGACTGTTATGAAATTTTGAAACGCAACGCTGTTGCACCAGCCAACGCAAGGAGCCTGTTGAAATAATGTGGATCAGCCGGAAGAAATATGAGGAAATGGTATCATCGGCAGCAGGTCTGCTCAATTCACTCGAAAAGCTCAAGCACCAGGCAATCCTGATCGGCATAGAACGCAAAGGCAAGCTGAACGTGTTCACTTTCAGCCGCAACGGTGAACTGTACCAGATTGAAACCTATGGCACGCTTGGCGACAATCTGCCCGAATGGAAGGACAAGTTACTACGATGAGCAATGCTGTCATGTACGATATGATTGCTGAAGGAATCAATGAAAGAATCCTCGGTAAGAAAGTCACAATGGTAAAACACGAAGGCGGCGCGTGCTTTCGTGCGGTCATCGAAGGTGGGACTGAAATAGAGTTCACCATCACTGATATTAAAGTGGACATTGAAAATGTAATTCGCGCCGAAGAAAAACCATCGAAGTGCTTCAAAGACCTCGAAGGTAAAACCGTGCATGTAGTCACGATGGGCGATGAGGCGTGCAGTTGTGGTGAGCGCAAATTCGAATATTCTGAAAGGCAGTGGGGATGAAAAAACGTGTTGCTTCTTTTATTCTGCCCGATGACTTAGAACTGGATGATCTTGAAGCCTTCGCTCGGAAACACAACATGCAGGTTTGGCACTCGCATACTCTCCGGTATCTGTTCGGTGTTTTAAATCAAATTCGCGGAGAACTTTTACAGAATCACCCCGTCCAAGCATACAATCTTTTAGATGATGCGCAGACAGAACTAAAAAAATTGACCGATGAGCAACCTGTTTCACTACCGCACGAAGGTTGAAATTGAACGTCACAGGCGAATTAAGATGGCGGTTGCCGCCTACGCCTATGAGTTCATGGACAGCCCGATAATAAGTGACGCTGAATTCGATCAGGAGTCCTTAAAAATTAACCCGCAGATCGATACCGGGAGGCCAGAACTGGATCATTTCTTCCGAACAGAGTTTCACCCCGATACAGGCGGCTGGATTCATCGTCACCCGGAACTGGAAAAGGTAGCGCAGACCTATCACAGATGGTATAAATAAACAAAAGGGAGCAATTCAATGACACACATGATGGCAGACACCGAAACGCTTGGTCAGAAACCTGGCTGCGTAATCTTATCGATCGGTGCAGTAACTTTCGATCCTTTCAATCCGCACGCGGAACAATATACCTTCGAGCGGAAGATCGATATTGCATCGCAGCTTTTACTTGGCCTGAATATCGAGCCGGAAACGCTCAAGTGGTGGCGTGAGCAGGATGAAGAAGCGAAGGCAGCGCTATTAGGCGTTACACATCAGATCAAGCATGTAATGGGCGATTTCCAAGTCTGGTGCAGGAATCAACAGGTGGATCGCATCTGGTGTCAAGGCGCTACATTCGATGCGCCGATTCTCGAACACGCTTTCAAGCTGTGCGATCTCGAAGTGCCGTGGCGCTTCCGCATGGTGCGCGATACACGCACGATCTACGATTTATTTGACGTGGATATTACAACGATGCCGCGCGTCGGCGTGTATCACAACGCGCTCGATGACGCGCGTTTCCAGGTGAACGCAATTCACGAATCAATCCAAAAAGGAAAGACGATGGCATGGCAATCGAAGATCAACGATACCAAGAAGCCGTAAAAGCTATCAACCTGCTCATTGCGACCGGGCGCACGTCAATGGTGCGCGGCTGGCTTGTCGGCCTTGCTGTCGATATTCTGAAACATTACGGATATGAAGTAGTGCTAGATCAGACACCGCCCATGCCGCCGGCAAGCTGCCCAACTGTAAGGAAGCCGGATTAATCGAGCGATGCGGCTTTCATGTGCTTGCGGCGCTCGGTGAGCGGCATGTTCCTGATGGCTTTATGCTTCGTCAGGATCAATTGCGCGATTACCTGGCTATGACCAGTTTCCACGGCGTGCTGCGCAACAGCGTCCTTCAGACCGCGCCGGAAATAATATGACACGTTCGGATGAGAAATACCCAGCTTGCGCGCAATCTCGCACGTCTTCACGTTCGGCCAAACTTTCAAGCCGACATCGAGAATCTTTTTCCTAAGTTCATCACCCTTTTTCACGGCCTATTATCCTTCTAAATTCTGCAATGTTTCTGGCGAATCCAGCGAATCCGCCGCTTTGTTTAACTATATCATGGAAGTTTTGCTGGTACAAGGCTCTTTTGTCGGATGGTAAAAATTTCCAATCCTCCGGCTTCATCTCCACAGCCGTAAAAACCCCTATAACGCGGCCCACCATGTCAGGCGTGATGAATACCGGCGTAATGCCGATATAATCGGATGAGGCTTTGTGATCCTTCTCAGGAATGAAGGAACCTAGCCCGTAGCGTATAAAATGCCCATAATCGTCTTTATGCGCGCCTGAGTTGTTCCGCAGTAGCAACACGCCCTGCTGCGCCGCATCGAGTCGGATATGTGATGTAACGCCTGATTCTTTCATTTCATTTTCTTCTCTAAAAACTTCCTGCTTTCATCGATCTCCTTATGGATTTTCGGATGGCTGCTGTGGATCAGTTGTTTCAACAGTTTCAATTGCGCTTCGATAATTTCGGCGCGCTCAATCGGCATGTAAAAATACTTTTTCCGCCAACCCTTCATGCATATCTCCAACGCACTGAGCCATCGAGCGGCAGGTAGTCCCACTGCAATTCGTCAGCGGAATGATAAACACCAGAGATGTGACCGGCGCCGCTAACCTCTACTTTGCGATTCGCGGCGGGCTGTGTTTCAGCATCACGATATTCTGTCCATTCCGGCTCACTCATGGCTTGATCCCCTGCACTTCCTTATCACCATTATAGCGCCCGCGCGCGGCGTAGCTGCGTTCAGTCGGCACGGGTTCATGCTCGAAGAAAACCACCTGGCCGATCGGCACGCCATAGTTCAGCGCAATCCAGTGCTGCATCGTCATGTTCTTCAGTTCGAGTGTGAGCACGCTGCCGTTCCAGCCCGCGTCACACCAGCCAGCGGTAAGGTGCTCAAGACCGATGCGCGCCATGCTGGATTTCAGTTTGTATTCCGCGCTGATGTTCGGCGGCAGATTAAACACCTGCTCCGACTGCGCGAGGATGAACTGACCGGGAGCCATGACCATCGTTACATCGTCATTGAGAATCACTTCATCCAACTGAAGCCCATTGCGATCCTTCAGCGAAACAAGGCGCTTCTTATCGATATTCTCCACCAGCAGTTTCCTACCAAGCGTGATGTCGATGCTGGACGAGTTGATCTGATCTTTGGTGACGTTGGTGATGATATTCTTCGATACCAGTTCGCAAAGTCGGTTGTAGCTAAGTAATGACATTATTTCCTCCACCATGATTGAATTGTTTCGTTTAAGCTGTTCATCTCCGATGCTGGCCGTGTTGCATCAAGTGCTGTTACCACGTCCATACCAGTAACATAGTAAAATTTTCGATAAATTTCCCGATCTTCAAATCCGCGTTGCCGTTCAATCGCTGCCCATTGTGCAATCGTTTCCTGCAAATGCAGGTGTGCCTGGATTTTCTCCATCTGGCGCTTGTTCGCCGCCTGCGCCGCTATCGGGCCTGCGGCATACATGACGCGCTCCGCAATGCTGCCGGCGCTTTCAATAACTGTCGCCTGCCGCATTTTTTCCAGCATGGCGCGGTCAAGCAGGATCAGATCACCCTCAACCATCTCCACAGAGCGCAGGCGAGGCTCAGGAAGCGGTTTCTCCGCGCCGCAGTAGGGGCAGACCACCCGGAACTTCTCATACGGCTTGGCGCATCTGGCGCAGACTGTGAGGGGTATTTCATCAGGGTCTTTTAGCATCTTCGCGCGCTTCTCCCGGCGCGCAAGTGACCAGACCGTATCTTTATCCGGCAGGCCGTGCCTGACAACATTCGATACCATGTCGATGATGAGCGCGATCTTGCCAAAAACCCACCGTAGCGCACGGCCTACCATCTGCCGGTATTTACCCAGCGAAGCGGTAGGACGCGCCATGATCACCACATCGCACGCTGGCACGTCAAAGCCTTCATCGAACAGATCGACGTTGATCAGCACCAGCAGTTTTCCGCTCTTGAACTCATCAATGAATTTTTCGCGCACGGCAACTGGCG